TCAGTCTGCGGCTCTCCAAATCCGGTTATCCCCCCCGGTACCTCTAGAGTTTTGGAATTCCCGCGCTACCTACCCCACCTTGTTTAACTCTCCTTCTACCCAATCATCTGTCTGTACTTCTAGATCAAGAGAAGCCTTCGGCTGTGCTGTGGATTGATCCTGTGTCACCACAACCATTCTCACTACTCTGGAGTACTACCATGTTCAAAGCTCTCAACCAATTCTTCGCTATGCTGGAGTCCATGTTCCGTGCTGTCACCAACCTGACCAAGGCTGCCGAGAACGTAACCGAGTGGGCTGAAGAAGAGTCTGCTCACTTCAACAACAAGGCTCGTCTGCAACGTGAACAAGCCATCGCTCTGCTCAACATCGAGAACGCCAAGGAGCTTCAGGAGAAAGGTCTCACCGAAGCTGTCGAGTCTGTCCGTAAAGAACGCTCCAAGGCTAAAGCCTAACCCTATCCACCTATCCACCTCTACTCCCTAACCCGGAGTAGAGGTTACCTTTTCAAAGCACACATAAGATCAACATCACACAACCAGAGCACACACCTCTCTCTCAGGGACAGTAGGTTGTAGGAAGGAAGGGATACTCTCTCTGGTATTCAACTCATCTCTCGTGTGTAGGAGGATAGGGGAGATAGTGGGGTCTGGCAGTGCATCAACTCTACATTCACTTTTCATCTCAATGTTCATTCCCTCTACCTTTCTCAACCCTATACCTTGTCATCACTCTCCCATCTACCCGATACACACCGTATCCCTATCTCTACTTGGGTAGTGTCTGATGTTCCTCTACACCTTCGGTGATGGAGTGGTATTCGATTCTGTACTTACTTCATAGTCCTCTATAGGTATCAACCATGGACCAGAACATCTACACCCTGCTGTACACCAACGAGTGTCTCCACTCCATCGAACATGAGTTCGAAGCTGACTCTGATGATCATGCTCGTGCCAAGGCAGCTGCCATGTGCAGAGGTCAGGAAGGACTCTGGTCTGGTATCTACCTGATCAATCCCAATGGTGAAGAGATCACCTTCGAACCATTCTGACTGAAAGGAATCACCGGTATGTCCCTCATTACTCTGACCCTCAAGAATGTGATCCGAACCAACAAGTGTCACGTACGCAAGGTAACCAATGGTGAACTGGTTACCTCACCTGTCATCAACAGCCTGGAAGAGATGCGTGACTACATCCGCATCCACTGCAAGCTCACTGACACTGGCATCCGTCTCTCCTACATGTCGGAGACAGAGGGCTGTGAGGTGATCCTCGCTTACTTCAACCACTACGGGAACATCATCGTATGACTCCGCTAGACCGGAAGATGGCAGAGAAAGTCTGCTTCGTAGGCTTCACTCGTGATGGTGTCAACTATCAAACCAACCGTGTTCGTACTTTCGGTGAAGCCAGACACTTCATCACCTTCAACTGTAGTCCCAGTGACAAGGACATCCGCATCTTCTACTTCGTGTCAGAGGATGTGGAAGTGGTCATTGCTCGTCTGGATCTCACTGAAACCAAGGAGAACATCTGATGCTCAAGTTCGCTCGTCTCAACCGTATCCGTAACATCACCGTCGATGACCTTGCTCGTCTTAGCTGGTCCAAGGGATTCCAGTTCGAGCAGTGCAGGTTGCTGCTGATGTGGTTCGGCTTCAGTCCGATCCAGTCCTGGGAAGAGTTCTCCCGTGTCTGGAACAAGCTGGACCAAGACTTTGGGGACTTCTGCAATAAGTACGACTGTCCTGCTGATCCCATCGGCTTTGCTGACGTGAGGGACTGACCCATGCGTACCGTTGCACAGCTGATCAAGCTCGGCTTGGAGTACTACGTGGAGAAGAAGAGTCCTCCATACATGTGCTATGTCCTGGCCGATATGTTCGACCGTAAGCAGATCACCCAGGAGGAGCGCACCCTCTGCAAGGAATGGGTGTACGAGAAGATCCCTTCCTATGCTCCGCCAGTAGTGCTGGGCTATCTGAAGATAGCAGGGCTGCCGGATACCAAGGAGAACTGGTTCCAGTTCTTCGTCTGGGCCTACTACGACCTCATCAAAAGGAACCACCATGAGCACCAACCATAACCTCACTCTCGTTGGCCGTCTGTACAAGATCAAGATCATTCCCACCAAAGGGAAGCTGACTGGCTTTCGTGTACAGGTAACCCTGATCAACAAGGGATTCCCTGACACTGTACTCACCCACGTAGTCATGTGCGGTAACGAGTACACGGCCAGGACTCTGGTATCTGCAATCCGTCATCGTCGTCGGCTGAACCTGAAGCACTGGTACTGGGTAGGTGTCAGTAAAGACATCCCTACCGGCTGTACCAACCGTCTCAAAACCAAACCAACCACTCTGGAGATCTAACCCATGGTAGCTATCGCTTGCTTCGTCCTCATCGCCATCTGTGCCTACTTCTTCATGGTCAAGTGCCTGGCCTCTTTGGCCTGTTTCGGTGCACTGTTCGTACTGCCTGGAGCCGAGAAGATCGCTGCCCTGCTTGGCCTTGCCTGGAACGTGTTCTGGGCAGTGGTCTGGTGTTCTGCAATCAGCTTCCTCTTCCACCTTCCGTAAACCAATCCCTCTAAACCAAGGAGTCTGTCATGACTATCGTTCAACTGTTGGCCATCATCGCTGTCCTGCTGCTGGTGGTGCCTACTGTGCTCAGCTTCCTTCGCATGCTCGTATGGGCTGCGGAGACCTGGGTACGCTGTGAGACTGGCCGTGGTAACCGTGGTACCGCTGCGGTAGCTACCGTCCTGTACGGAGTGGCTACCTGGGTGTGTGCCTACCTCTTCTTCGTCGTGGGGGCTTACCTGTGATCATCCTCATCATGTTCCTGCTGTTCGCTGTGGGTCTGTCCATGCTGGTGATCGGCCTGCACAGGCAATGGGTGATCAACGAGATGCTCAGGTTTCCCCTGAGTGTCTCCCGTCGCCATGACCTGTGCATCCAGAGAACCCATGCCTGGGTCATTGCTGTCTGTGGCCTTGGCCTGCTGTTTGCAGGCTGTGGTCCCCTCTTCATCTTCCTCGCTGGAGGTCTGCTTTGAGTGACGTAGAAATCCTGATCCTGTTGTGCCTGTACATCGCTTCGTCAGTAGCCGTGCTGAACGGCTACATGAAGTGGTCCGCCAACAACTACACCATGCAAGCCACTTGGTATGGCTTGGTGATCGACATCTTCGTGATGCACATCCTGACCTTCTCCGGGATGTTCGCCCTGATCGGGGCAGTGTGCATCGCCTTCAACTTGATCGGCCTGCTGTAAGTCCTCATGGCCTACGGCCATGGGGTGGAAGTCCAACCCTCGTAACTCACTGTTTACTTAGGAATTTCATCATGATCGTTCTGAACACCCGCAAGGCTACCTCCATCCTCGACCGTGGCTATCGTGAATGCCTGGACGCCGAGAGCGTTGCACGCGAACTGCATGCCATTGGCATGTCTGCGGTCACTGAAGAAGACGTGCTGAGCCACTGGGCTGACTGGGACAACGACCTGTCCGACGAACCCCACTGGGTGTAAGAGCAAGAGCAGGCTACGCCTGTGTAATGGCCTGCGGGCCGAACCACTTCTGATCTGTATCTACTACCTCTCCTTACAAGGAACCTGAATCATGGCATTCAAGAAATCCAACGCTCGTACCAACACCGCTGCTCAGTCCGACGACACCCGTGCTGCCAGCTTCGTCAACATCTCCATCGGCACCCGTGGCGGTGATCCGGTTCGCCTGGGCAATGGCATTCCGCTGCGCCTGAGCGAGGCCGTAGAAGCACAGCTGCACGAGTACTTGGCCGAAGCCAAGGACGACAAGGAACTGGCCAAGCGCATCGAGAACCTGCGTTCGCGTCTGATCCTGTCCTTCCGCATCGTGCGTGACAAGTCCGAGCTTCAGCTGGACCTGTAACAGCGTCCGCCCACATCCTCACTCGATCCTGAGTAGGGTGTGGGCTGTTTTTTTTTTTAGACTATCGGTTTGGGTCAGTCGAGAGGACTGCCCAAGCTGGTCCGTTTGATCAAACCAATGAAACTCATCTGGTTTCCTGACGATGAAGTAAAAGTCTGGAATCGGCACTTTTCGGCTGGAGAAACGATATGCCAACTGACCTCAAAACACCCACCGGGGGTACTGTAACTGGTCGTCTGGTCGTGGACCGTGACTACCTGAACAAGCTGCTGGAAGTGCGCAAGTACAGTGGCTGGAAGATCGACATGGTGTACATAGACATGACCGCACTGGAAGAAAGGATGATGGCCCACATGCTGGACCAACTACCCAAGCCAGTGAAGAAGTCCAAGCGTATCCCCAAATGGGAGATGCCTGTGCGAAACCATGAAATCAACCACCTGGGCAAAGGCCCACGCAACAAGTTCGGGGGATTCAACTGATGGAAACCAATCACATGGTGTTCGTGTTCGGTAGCAACAATGCTGGCATCCACGGGGCTGGTGCTGCCCTCTATGCACGAAACAACAAGGGTGCAGAAATGGGCGTAGGGGAAGGGCCGACTGGCATGTCCTATGCCCTGCCCACCAAGTACAGGGCCCACGGTGGGAGGCTGGTCACCTGTCACATCAGTGACGTAGCCAAGGCCGTACAACGGTTCATGGACTTCGCCAGGGAGCACAGCTACATGAACTTCCAGGTGACCCGCATTGGCTGTGGTCTGGCTGGCTTCCATGACAGTGACATAGCTCCGCTGTTTCAGGCTGCACCCGACAACTGCTATTTCAGCGAGGCATGGAAACCATGGCTCAAACCAACCGCCAAGTATTGGGGAAATGAATGATGACTCGTACCTACCTGAAGCGTGTAGTAATCCGTGACGACAACGGCATGTTCGTTTCGGACGGAGACACTCTGATCGACGCACTGCGTGAAGTGAAGCTGAAGAACCTGCTCAAGCAGCTGACCGTCCTCGACCAAGATGAAGGTCACCGCTGGATGTTCCAGTACAGCCACGTCAACAACCACATCGTCCTGACCAAGCAGTCTCCTGACTGCTGCGATGGGATCATCAAAATGGGGGATCTACTGTAATGCCACAGTTCGTAGTAGGGAACATGTGGGAAGTCTTCGACAAGGCTGACCACTTCATCGTGCTTAGCAACAGCACCTTGACCTCCACCGGTGCAGTAGTCATGACCGCTGGTATGGCTGCTGAACTGGTAGCACGCTTCCCGGATGCTGGTATCCAAACCAGCGTGGGAAAGTACATCGCTGAGAATGGAGGGGCTGGTGGCATCTTCGGTTGCCGCTGCCAATCCAAGGTAGGAGTATTCCAGGACAAGCGTCACTACCGTGATCCCACCGACCTGGGGTGTGTCAGCACCAGCACCACTCAGCTGATGTGGCGGGCACAGGAAAACCCAACCCACCAGTACCACCTGGAGCAGCCAGGACAGAACGAGCCTTGGTGGCTGATCAAGGACATCCTGGCTCGACTGCCCGACAACGTAACCATCTGGAGCCGTCCCTAATGGGATGGCTTCACTCTAGTGCAGTGGAGGTAGTTGGCGATGAGGATCAACACGCATAACAAGGACGCTTATACAACGGTGAACATGCAGGAGATGGAGCAAAGCATGGCCCGCAAGTTCACTACGATGCTGATATCTGACTCTCTGCGTAAAGGAGAGTCCTGTCTGTACATCTTTGATGGCTTGACAGAAGAGATATTCCGTAAAGACCTATCCAATGTAGCTAGCGGTCTGATGATGAGCAGACTCAAGAGCTACACTGATCCGTTCAAGCAACTTTATACCAAGCACAATGGCAGGTGGTTCGTCTTCAGCAGTGACTTCAATCCTGTTGCAGAGAAGCTAGTACCACCAGAGATCCGCGCCCAATCACTTCTGTTCGATTAAGGAATCGTTCCATGACCATTACCCACATGCTGCCCGAAGATATGCAACGCGCCAATGAGTACCGCTTTGCACGGGCTCACATTGACGGGTACATCCGTGAGTTCATTCGCGGTGACGAAGATCTTCCTGGCTTGATGGAGCAGGGAGTAGCACTACTGGAGGAGTATCGCACCACTGAGTACAGCTATAACTCCAAGAACCTTCGTATGGAGACTGTTCGTAACCTGGACCTTGAGCACATTGTGTTCGAGATCATCGTAGCGTCTGCGTACTGTCAGGTACCGGACATGTTCATCAGCTTCACAGCCAAGCTAGCTGGTGTACTTGGCTTCGACGACAAGGCTGACAGCATCAAGACCATCGCTGAGATGGTTGCAGTGCTGGCAGAGCTTGACGTGTACGACATTGAGCAGGTGTCCAAGTATGGTACATACAAGGTCATCTCTAACATTCAACTACCGGAGAAGCTTCAGCATGCTGTTGAGCGAGCTATGTACCTTCCTCCTATGGTGTGCAAACCATCCAAGCTCACTGGCAACAAGTCGAAGCTGCATCTTACTCTGGAGAAGGAATCCCTGATCCTGAACAACAACCATCACAACGAAGACATCTGTCTCGATGTGCTGGATAAGATGAACGCTGTTGAGTTGTGCCTGAACACTGAGTTCTTGAGCACCGTGGAAGAAGAGTCCCACAAGTACTTGGATACGCAGGACAAGAAAGACGACTGGTACAGATTCGTTTCTGAGTCCCATGAGATGTACAAGCTCATGGTTCAGCAGGGCAATCGGTTCTACCTCCTGCACAAGTACGACAAGCGTGGCCGTGTGTATGCACAGGGCTACCACATCAGTACCCAGGGATCTCCTTACAAGAAGGCCATGCTCGACTTGGCCAACAAGAAGGTGGTCACTGGTGTACCCGAGCACTTGAAGATCAAGTGAAGGAGCAAGCAAGTGAGTCACTACGCCTTCTACAAAGAAGACGATGTATGGAAGTACGTAAAGTACGACGGATTGCTTGAGCTTGTGCAAGCTGCGTCAATGATGTCCTGCAACCCACAAGAAGCAGCAGTGTGTACCTGCTACAAACTGAATGGAGTCAGATGGTGGTGGATGGGTATGACTGATAAGGATGCGATAGAAGACGTGAATCTTCTGCCAGCAGACCTTAGAGCAATGCTTGTCATCTGGAGTCTTGATCAACTACTGGAGTGAGATATCTATTCACAGTTACGAAGAGGACATGTAAATGGAACTCGTGGTTTGGAAAGACGGTGATGAATGGCGAGTGTTCGCTGATGATGCTACCCCGCCTGTGGATGGTACCGTAGACAAAATTGCAGAGGGTCTAGCTACTCTCTGCCGGAAAGAAAAAGAACCTGTTGTGTTCACCAGGAGGAAGAACGCCTTCTATGATGGTCAGTACTGGCTTGTGTGGAGGTACTACCCCACCTACGGACGTGCATATGGTAAGGAAGCATCAGATGAAATGATTAAAGAACCCAGTGCTATTGCACTACTTGCAGGGTACTAACCAATGAATGTAGCTGCATGGCTTCACAATGGCGAGTGGCACATGTTCACGTGTGAGTTGAATAGGGTTGTATCGGACCAAGCATATTACCAAGCTGGTCTGAAAGGACCAGATAAGCGGGATTTAGTGCTTCTCAGAATGACCACAAAGAGGAGAAATACTGCTTACTGGTTTCACTTCAGGAAGGACAACCCTTTCAATAAGTACATGCCTGTAGCTTATACCGAGGAAATACCGAAAGAACTTCAAGCACTGTTGACCATCTACGGTCTTTAATTCCAATCCACCTTCGTTTAATGGGAACTAAACCATGACCCCTTACACCGCTTTCGAATACTTGCTGATCGACGCTGCAAACCAAATGGGCCATGACAAGTGGCTCTTCGAACAACGTATCCAATGGTGCTACGACAACTTCGACGACCTGGAGAATCTGGAGTGCAACGAGAAGACTCGTCCGCAGTATCTCAAGGCTGTCATGGCCATCCGTGCTGCTCAGCGTGGTGAGCCTGTCGGCCACCTTGTAGGGCTGGATGCCTGCTGCTCGGGCATGCAGATCATGTCCGCCCTGGGTGGCTGTGAATCTGGTGCACAAGCCACCAACCTCATCAACACTGGCTTCCGTCAGGATGCGTATAGCCTGGTCACCACTGCCGCCTCTACCCACCTGGGTAAGTCGGTAGGTGAGATCAAGCGGTCGGACATCAAGACTGCAACCATGACCCACTTCTATGGCTCGAAGGCTGAGCCGAAGAACCTGTTCGGTGAGGACACTCCTGAACTGGAAGCCTTCTACCAAGGCGTGGAGATGGTAGCTCCCATCGCCAACGAGATGCGGGATGACCTGATCAACACTTGGCAGCCCTATGCCATGAAGCACTCCTGGGTGCTGCCGGACAACTTCCACTCCATCGTCAAGTCCACGGACGTGTTCGAGACTCGGGTGGAAGTAGACGAGATGGAAGGTGCAAGCTTCGAGTACATCTACAAGCAGGACTGCGGTGTAGAGCGTGCTGTGAAGAATGCTGCCAACGTCATCCACTCCATCGACGCCTACGTGCTGCGTTCCATGCACCGCCGCTGCAACTACGACCGCGAAGCCATCACCAAGGTAATGCAGTTGGTTTGGGGAGAACTGATGGACCGTCACTCTGGTGAGTGTGAAGCCGGTGAAACCCTGGACGCCAAGCTGGCTGTCTACGAAGACCTGTACGACCGCACCAACATGGTCGATGCAGTGATCTTCAACCACATCAACGCTGTCAACGTGCGTCAGCTGGAGACTGACCACCTGGAAGCTCTGTGTGCCCTGTGGGACACCATGCGGGTTCACGAACCCTTCGAACTGGTCACCGTGCACGATGAGTTCAAGTGCCACCCGAACTTCTGCAACGAGATGCGCCAGCACTACATCAACATCTTCGCCGAACTGGCCGACAGCAACGTCCTCGACGATATCGTTCACCAGATCACTGGAAGCCATGTCAGCTACGACCGGTCGATCCACAATCTGTCTGAACTGATCCGTGATAGCGAGTATGCGCTGTCTTGAGGTGAGTGGGCGTCTTCCAGACGCTCCATGAACCCGAATTTGCCTGATCCCAGAAATGGGATCGGGCGCTTATTTTTTTGAGGGGAGCTTAGAAACCATGAGTAAACACAGGCTATGCAAGTACTGTGGTAAGCCAATAGTGTTGGTCCCCAGTGCGGAAGAGAGGGCCAAGAAGTTCGGAGAGTCTCCCAAGTTCTACCTCAATCTCTTCTATGCCCATGGAGAGTGCATTGTGAAGAGCAGGGGTTGAGCGTACTCCGTACGCTTTTTGCATTTTCGCTGATTTCCAGTGAGTTCATTCAATTGAAGAAGGAGTAACACCATGCGCAAATCGTACCTGAAATCCCTGGACACCATGGCTTGGATCGCTGCTGTCCTGGTCTTCGTAGTCGTGGCAGTCGCCGCCCTGACAGTCTACAACGGCCTCGTGGCCCTGCTGGTAATGCTGGGCGCTGCTGTCGGCATCGGCATGACCTTCGGGTTCTGGTTCCTGGGCTATGGCATCTACGAGGAACTCCAGAAGCTCAACGCACGCGTTCGGGCCTAAGCCATGCAGGTCCGCAATTTCACCTACGAGGACGGGGGGTGGGTGCTCGATGGCATGGACACCTTTGATCCTGGCGATTCTCTGACAGTTATCCATGACTCGTTCGAGCACATCGACAGCACCGAGGGCCTTGAAGCTGAGTTGCGGGCCTTCGGTGCCATGTGGTGGCTCCGTGGTGAGACAGATTGGTGGTGCCGTTTTCCTAGGATGGACCCTCGTCCTGAGCAGGTGATGTACTACGACATCGCCACATTCATCAGGGAGAACGACTTCCTCATCGACAACGTGGGGAAGCGGTTCAAGCTGGGCGTGGACGAAGAGAGTTTCCTCGACGTGCTACGCAAGCTTGTCGAAGATGCCCTGGAGAGAGACAGTCAGTACCTCGACAAACCAGTGGCAAGGAAGGTGATCCAAGAAGCGGCAAGCACCGCTATGGATTGGCTTCGTGTTGGGTACAGAGCAGCCCGTAGAAAATACCCTGACAACTTCGCAGTTGCTGATCTCATGTACGACATCTATTGCCGTGTCTACGCACTGAACTTCAGAGCGCTGGAAGGCAGCATGCTGCAACTCAAATACACCCTCAACGGCAAGCTCGTTGAGATCAGTTTAGATGGAGAACCCATATGATCCCATTCGTTTCCCGCAAGCGTTTCAACGAAGCCCTGGCCAGTGTGACCAAACACTACGAGGACAAGGTGCGTCGCAGGGATGAAGTCATCAATGTACAGAACAACAAGTTGCAGGCAGAGCGCGAAGAAACCCGTGCTAACCGGCGGATGTACGCACATGCCCAGAGCGATAACTACCGCCTCCAGAACCAGATCAAGGATCTGAAGAAGGCAGTGGAAACCCGCGATTTGAAGATCGCGGAACTCATCAAGCCATTCCATGGTGACCCGGATGACGTTCCGGTAATCGTCCCGGAAGAGACAGTCTTCGAGCCTGTGGACACCGGCCTGGAAAAGCAGCTGGCCGAAGCCAAGAAAGAGATCGAGATCCTCAAGGACAAGGTTCGCAAGCAGCGCCGTAGCGATGCCGAACTGACCATGGACACCCTAGTGCATGCTGTCATGCGTGAGTACACCAACTTCCAGCGGAGCAACAATCCACACCTTCTGCTTCGTTCTTGCGAGAACCTGACGAAGGCTCATCGTCGTCTGGTGAAGGGTAAGCGCTGATGGACAAGATCACGTGGTTCCGTCGTGGGGAACCCATAGAAGTCCCCATCGAGCGCTGTCTGTACTTCCTGGCTGACGGCAAGCTGGTGCAGTTCTTGTACTACGACGAAAGAGGTCTTTTTCAGATTGCCCATGTCACCGGCATCTCTGTAGGCAAGATCTACAGTGCCGTCAAGGGTAAGTTCGTGTACGTTCGCCATGGCTTCATCGTTAAGAACGAGCGGGTTGGCATTACCCTCGGCCATGGGGAAGACTACCGTCGTCCTGTATGCGTTTACGTGAAGGGTTTCGAGCACGTACGGGGTTCACTAACTGCCGGTGCCCAGGAACTCATCACTGCCCAGTTACTCGGGGACCACGTAAGACTCTGCACCAAGCAGAACATCGGCGGCACCCTGGTAATGCTTCCAGGGGAGCCGGGTGAGCGTGTCAGGAAGAAGGTCATCATCGAAGAGATCGGCACTGACATCCATCGCAACTGGTGCGGTAATGCCTGCTTCGAGATCGCTGTGATCGACAAGCATGGCCGCCGCTACACCGAACTGAACGACCATTTCCAACTATACGGGGTGAACAAGTGATGCTGATGAGCGAAGACAAGTTCCAATACGAGATCTCTGCCATGAAGAGCAAGATGAAGCGATTGCGTCGTCGGGTAGAAGTGCTCAACAACAAGCGAGATATCCTCCTAGAAGATATCGATGCAACCAACAAGATGGTGGAAAACCTCAGCGGTCAGGTTGAAACGCTGTTACGGGAAGCCAACAAGGTCAAGGGTCCGGTCATGCAACCGGGTCATCTACACCAGAGCGACGTACTGCTCACCGGCCAGAACATCCAGGGTATGATGGACTCTGGGGAAGCTGTCGCCCAATTCGAGGTGAAGAAGGGAGACGACCAGACCACCACCATCCTGAAAGATGCGGTGGTCACCCAGATGAGCAACAAGCTGGCTGAACTACTGGATGCCCTCGGCTTCGGCAAGGAGCATGTTCAGAAGCATGGCCTGGACGAAACTGTCTACGATGCGTGCTTGTACATCCAGTCCCTGAAGGGCGGCGAGGCACTGCTGAACAATCTGCGTTCGATGCTGAAGTGATCAGCGACAAGCTCCGCAAAGAATTCGAAGAAGAGTACCGCCACTGTGTGTGGTCCTTCGCCGGGGTAGTCATCACCCAGGAAGAATTGGCGAGTAAGCGTAGCCGTCTCGGAGACTACGCTGACAACCCTTTGATTCATGGGTTCTTCCGGGGCTGGCTGGCGGGCCGCTTCGGTATAGAAGGGATGATGTACCTCACAGGTGAACAGGCTATTCATTAGCGTACTCCGTACGCTCTTGTCCTGTTTATTCTTTCTTTCACTGGTTTAGGAGCAAGTGCCATGCATTAGCGTTAATCCTTTAACTAACTCCCTGCGCATAGCGTCGCATAAGGCGAGACAGTCTAAGTAGACTATTAGTACATAAAGAGAATGCCGAGTTTCCAAACTGCACAGGATGCAGTCCCTGAGTAACTATCGGCATTCTACTGTGTGTATTAAGACAAGAATTAAGTAGGAGAAACTATGCAGTTCAGTGATCTCAGTCCGGTGGAGCAGAAGCTCTACCCAACCCACAGTTCCTTAAAAGAAGCCCTCGAAGAAGCAAGACATCTGCTTCCTGGGGGCAGTCATCATGACTTCATGCGAGCCATGATGGGGTATCACAATACCCTTCTACTCTTTGTAGGTGAGTGGACCCCTTCCGAGTAATATTTGGGGTTATGCATTCCCAGATTTATTAATCTTCCCGTTTAAAGGAGACTATCCAGTGTCCCAAGCCAATGAAAAAACAATCGAGCGGATCGGCAAGATCCTTCTCATCTTCAAAGCGTCCGAAGGCGAGATTCGTCCTCACTTCTGGTTGACCGGCCCTTCTGGTTCGGGCAAGTCCTTCAACATCATGGACCAGTGCAATCGCCTGGACATCATGCTGCCCATGACCGAGGTCAACTGTGCATCGCTGACCAAGGAAGGCTACTCCGGCCTGAGCCTGAGCAAGGCACTGGCCCCACTGGCTACCCTCGGCAATGTCCCCAACGTCGTATTCTGCGACGAGATGGACAAGCTGTTCCTCTCTGGTAATTCCAACGACAGCCATGCCAACGAGATCAGCATCGGCGTGCAGAACGAGTTCCTGCGTGTGCTGGAAGGCAGTACCACACAGACCTTCGGCGACTACGGCAAGTACAACACGGTCAGCGTCGAGCGTTCCCTGTTCATCTTCGCCGGTGCCTTCAATGGCCAGGAGAACATGGACGCCACCGAACTGCTGAAGTGCGGCGTCAAGACCGAGTTCATCGGTCGTACTGGTTTGGTCTACAACCTGGAGAAACCGACCCTGGAAGCCCTGGTCCAGTACCTCAAGGAATCGGAACTGTGGGCGAACTATCGCTCTCTGTTCCCGAAGGAAGACCACAAGAAGGCTGAGAAGTGGCTGATCAAGGAGATCGGCCACCAGTATCCCGACAGCAACATCGGCGTCCGTCTGATCAATACCTTGATCCACCAGTACTACATCAACGCCGGCGAAGACTCCAAGCCACAAGCGGGCAAGAAGGAGTTCGCCCGTACCCTCGACTTCAGCACCGGGAGACTGAAATGAGCAAGCTGCAAGACTTGCCTGTACTGATCGACCGTCCTGGGAACTACGTCACTCGTGACGGTTCCCGCGTGGTGATCTTCATTGTCACCGAGCGTCCCGAAGGCTACTCCATGCTGACCTTCGACGCTCGTGGCAGCTACACCAGGGTCAACAACACGGCCAAGCCTGAGTGCTGGCATATCAGCGGTCGTCTGCACGCCTTCAGGGAGCATCCGAAAGACGTAGTGGCCAAGGCTTAAACCAATCAAATCAATCGTTTAGGAGTTCACCATGCACTTCCCCCAGGAACAAGAAGTATCCATTTTCGATGCCAAGTTCATTGCCGAAGGTTTCCTGCGTGCCGGCCTGAAGCCGATGATCCACGGTTCGCCGGGCATCGGTAAGTCGGCAGTGGCCTGTCAGATCGCCAAGGAAAACAACCTGAAGCTCATCGACCTGCGTCTCACCCAGATGGACCCGGCTGACCTCAATGGTTTGCCGAACCTCTCTGGTGAGCGTGCCAAGTTCCAGGTATTCGAGCAGTTCCCACTGGTCGGCGACGAGCTTCCCGTCAATCCCGAAACCAACGAACCCTTCGCTGGTTGGCTTCTGTTCCTCGACGAACTGACCAGTGCGGACGACGACCGTCAAGCAGCGGCCTACAAGCTGATCCTCGACCGTCAGATCGGTAACGAGGATCTCCATCCGAAGTGCCTGGTCATGGGTGCCGGTAACCTGGAAACCGACGGTGCCATCGTCAATCCGATGTCGTCGGCCCTCATCAGTCGTCTGCACCACATCGTGGTTCGGAATGACCTGAAGCGTTGGCTTCAAGTCGTGGCTCCCAAGCTGGACATCGCCACCAAGGTACAAGCATTCCTGGAGTTCAGTCCCCGTGCGTTCTACACCTTCGATCCGCAGAACAGCGGTCGGGTCTATGCGTGTCCGCGTACCTGGGAAGACTTCTCGAAGTGGTTCCTGAAGATGTCCCCGGAGCAAGACCCTCGTGCCCTGGACGACATGCTGAACCTCGCTGCTGCCATGGGCATCATCGGTACCGTGGCCACCGACTTCAAGGCGTTCCTGGCCTACTTCGGTCGCCTGCCGAGCCTGGAAGAGATCCTGACTTCCCCGAGCACGATCTACGTGCCGAAGGATGAGCCGGGTCTGATGTTCGCCATGTGCTCGATGCTGGCGGATAACGCCAAGGTGGACAACATCGAGAAGATCCTGATCTTCCTCGACCGGTTCAACCCGGACCACATGGTGATCACCCTGCGCATGGCCTGCCAGCGTAACAAGGGCCTGATCCAGAACCCGCGTATCTCGGAGTGGGTGAAGAAAAACCTGAACATGTTATAAGGAGAATCCAGTGAGTGGTCGATGGGAACTTTTTATGGTTCGTCAAGAAGACCTCACAGGTCAAGCAATAGTTGACGAGTATGCAAACAGCGACTACCCCAATCGACTACTCACTGGAGAATTCGAAGGCTGGAGAGTTAGCATCTATGAAAAAGATATCCAGAACGGGATCAAGCTCGGTACTAAATCAGTACTAGAAAAACTAGCATCTGAATTTTGTCCGTACGTAGTTACCGTTAAGCCCCCAGACGGCTCATATATAACACCTGGTCTTTATGTGGGCCACTGCCGTAATAGTGAAGGCCAATACATCCAGAGTTACTCTCGACTAGGTGGTACCGCAGCTTCAATTAATGAAGTGGTGGGGCTAATAAGAATAACCAATCCACTAAATGGTCACTGGATTTTTGACGAAGAAGAAGTTTTCGTGGCCCAGTCTCTGGCTGTTGTTTCCTTAATACCTGAAACCCACAATCAAGTTGAGTGGTGCAAGTTCGCTAAGGCGATGGCCATCATCGGAGGTGAGTAATGACTGATCGTTCTGCTGAAGACATCGCCCTTTCCAAGGCGAAGATCCGAATCATCGGAGACTCCAAGGTGAGTTTCTATGCCAACATCATGATGGGCCTGAAGTACGTGTGGGAAGAGGGCATGGGTACTGCCGCGATAGACGGTGTAACCATGTTCATCGATCCCAAGTTCTTCCTGTCCCTGGATGAAACGAGCCGTAAGGCCGTGATTCTCCATGAGATCGAACATGTGTGGCGTCACCACATCGGTGAGACTCGAAGGGGTGACCGTGATCCCATGCTGTACAACATCGCAGGGGACCACGTGATCAACAACAACCTCTTGGCTTGTGGCTATGGCCCCATCTCCTGGACCGACTACAAGACCGGTGCCAAGTGCAACTGGGTATGCGATCCGAAGTTTGCCGACATGTCCACCGAGGAAGTCTACGATGCCCTGTACCAGGAACAGAAGTCGCAGAGCGGCGGCGGATCCGGTGCACTAGACCAGGGCAACAGCGGTAACAACCCGGTACCGTTCGATGACATTTCCCGGCCTACACCAACCAAGGAAGATGGTACCCCCATGTCCGAGACGGAGATCCAGGGAGCCATCAACGATCTGATCCTCAGTGCTGCTACTGCTGCCCGTGCCAATGGCAACCCTGGGTCCATCCCAGGGGAGGTGCAGGTGTTCATCGACAGCCTGATGTTCCCCAAGCTGCCCCTGCCTCACCTCCTGCGTCAGTTCTTCCAGGTGGTGAAGCGAGGCGGCTTCACCTGGGCACGTCCCAATCGCCGGCTGATCAACAGGTACTACCTGCCCTCACGTCGCGGTAAGGCACTCCTGCGGATTGCCATCGCAATGGACCTGTCGGCATCGGTCAGCAACGAAGAGATCCGCCGCTACCTGTCGGAGATCGCCAACATCTTCGTCACGCTGAAACCAGCACAGCTGGATATCATCCAGTTCGACGCTTCCATCCGTTCGGTGGATACGGTCCCCAACCTCAATGCCCTCATGAACATGGAGTTGAAGGGCTGGGGTGGTACCTGCATTGCACCCGTGATGCAGTGGGCCGCAGAGAACAAACCTCATGCATTGGTGGTGTTCTCTGATGGGGAGTTCCACCACTACAACGACAACCCAGGAGTACCGATTCTATGGTTGATTCACCCGTACAGCAGGAAATCGAACTGGAAAGCCCCGTACGGGCAAGTGATCCTGTTCGACCCGAAGGAGTAGGTAAGCCTGCCCCCTTCGTACTGACACCCGGCCAGGAAGCCGGGTTTCAGACCTTCATCAACTTCTACACCAACCCTGATGCCCAGGTAATGGTCCTCAAGGGCTGGTCGGGAACTGGCAAGTCCACTCTGATTCGTCGAATCCTCGACGAGATGGAGTCTCTGGACCGCGCCCTGTCTACCCTGGACGACAACTTCGAGCCGTTTGAACCCCTGCTGACAGCCACCACAAACCAAGCATGTGATGCTCTGGCGGTGGCCATGAAGGAGTTCAACCACGAGGTCAAGACCATCCACCGGGCATTGGGCCTTCGTCTCCGCACCGACTACAAGACGGGCAAGAGCGAACTGATGCCCATCCGCAACTTCGACATCCCTTTCCGCTGCCTGATCGTGGTTGACGAAGCCAGCTACATCGACTCTGCTCTGCTCCAGTTCTGCTTCGACCGGACGTACTGCTGCAAATTTATCTTCGTCGGCGACGACTGCCAGCTGACTCCGGTCGGTACCAACATCATGCCTGCCTTCGCCATGAAGGACATTGTGGTGGAACTTACCGAGGTCAAGCGGCAGAACAGTGGTCCCTTGTTGGACCTCTGTAACGCTTTCCGCCACACGGTGAAGACGGGTGAGTGGCCGAAGATCCAGTTGGACGGTGACCAGCTGATCCATGTACCACGGGACAAGTTCGTAGAGATGGCGGAAGAAGCCTTCCAGAACCCCCAGGTGCACGGCAGCACCAAGGTATTGGCTTACACCAATGCCTGTGTGACCGAGTACAACAAGCACTTCTCCCAACTGCTGCTTGGCTCCAGCGATCCGCAGGTAGGTCAGAAGATGCTGGTGAACGAAGCCGTCATCAACAAGCATGCCCAGCTGTCCAACGGATCCGAGGTGGTGATCGAAGACATTCGGCCAACCAGAGAGTTTGACGTGGACGGCTACCTCGTGAAGCTGATGCACCACAACAGCAGCTTCTTCCTGCCCAAGTCCCTCAAGGACCGCAAGGACCGGGAGAAGCTGGCTCGGAAAGAAGAGGATTACAAGATCCTCCAGCTGATCGACCAGAACTGGGTAGACCTACGGCCTGCCTTCTCGTGCACCGTGAACAAGTCGCAGGGTTCCACCTACGATACGGTGTTCATCGACCTGGACAACATCTGTGGCAAGGTACACCGCCCGAATGCACTGGCACGCCTTCTTTACGTTGGCTTCAGCCGAGCACGTAGACGGGTGGTCATGACAGGAGACATGTGATGCAAGCGAGAACCCCGGAGTTCCTGATCTTCAAGAGGGCAGTGAAGGACTGCTTGGATCACTTCCTCTATGCTCCGGTGAGGAAGGCTTTCCAGGAGCGGATGAATGAACTGATCATCGCGGATGCTGTAGCCCGAGGCGATGGTATCCGGGCGTTCTGCCATCGTGGCCGCAACTTCATGATTCCTGGAGAGAAGCCCAACTTCCGCTACTTTCCCCGGCTGAGTCGTAGCAACCGAGTACTTGTTGACAGTCTGTTGGCAGAGTACGACCCGGTGTTATCCGACGAGCGTGACTCTGTACTCACGTTCATCAGCCAAGTGCTCAACAAATCTGACGAACCGTCGGAGTACCTCAAGATGTTCCCAAGTGGTTTACGGGAGCCTCTGAAGAAGGCGTACGAGCATTTTGGCTTGCCGGTAGATGGGGCGGAATTCCCGACCGAAAGTCCCATAGGTTCAAACCAAGAAGGCTGGGATAAGCTCTGCACCCGCGTTGGATTGAACCTTGTACTAGGAGGACTGTGATGAAGTACATCACCTGGGAAGAACAGGATAGCTACCCTGTGGCTATCCTGATCAAGGAGGCAGCGGTGAGTCGGTCAGCCGCTGAATCCACCTACATCAAGCAACTGGAAGGGCTTGGTGTTCCCCGCAAGAATGTCATCGTGATCTCTTTGGATTATGAGGGCAAGAAGGTATCTGCCAAGGCGATCAAGGAGTGCATTAAAGATCGTGACCAGCTACTGCGGGATCTCGGAGTACAGTATGCCTACGTGGCTGACTCCAAGTACTTCAAGGAGTGGACCAAGCGGAAGACGGACGCCGACTTCGGCAACCTGTCGCCCCCTGCTGGCTACGACCCTGGGTACCTGGTGACTCCGGGCGTGAACCATCAGGTGCTGCTGTTCGATCCGGGTCAGATGCACAAGCTCAGCCGTGGCTTCAAAGCCATCGTTGACCATGCCAATGGTGTGTATCGGCCTGTCGGATCTGACCTGCTGCACAATGTCACGTACATCTACCGGGGCCATGTCAGCCAAGCCAGGGAAGCACTGGCCAGGCTCATGGACAAGCCAGAGATATCCTGTGATATCGAGGGCTTCAGCCTCAGCATGTTCGACTCAGGCATTGCCACCATTGGCTTCGCCTGGAACGAGCATGATGCTGTACAGATCCAGTGTGACTACAGGGAGATGATCCAGGACGAGAACAAGCACCACGGTTACTACGAGCCGAACGCAGAGATGCGGGAAGTGCTCAAGTGGTTCTTCACCGAGTACCCTGGGCGAATCATCTACCACCGTGCAAACCATGACGTGAAGGTTCTGATCTACACCCTCTTCATGGAGCATGACCTCGATAAAGAGGGCATGCACCGTGGCTTGGAGATCATGACTCCACGGATGGACGACACCAAAATCATCGCGTACCTCGCACTGAACTCAACCGCTGATGTCAGCTATTCCCTGAAAGACCTGGGGCAGGAGCATGCGGGCAACTGGGCACAGGACGATATCAAGGACATCCGGCTGATTACGCTGGACGACCTCATGAAGTACAACGCGGTGGATGCGGTGACGACCGTATGGGTGAAGAACAAGTATTACCCCATCATGGTGCAAGACCAGCAGGACGCTCTATACCATGGCCTGTTCAAGGACAGCTTGGACCTGATCATCCAAATGGAACTCGTGGGCATGCCTATGAATCCCCGGAAGATCACAGAGGTCAATACTGAACTGAACAATCTGCGGGACGGCTACCACAATACTGTGATGAGCCATCCAGCGGTCGCCAAGGTAGAGGTGCTGATCCAAACCAGTGAGATGGAGAAGGCCAATGCCAAGCTGAAGACTATCCAGCACCCGCTGAGCAAGTTTTCGCACATTCGGTTCAACCCCAACTCTGGTCCGCAAGTAGCACGTCTGCTGCATGAAGTGCTCGACCTTCCTGTACTGGACGTAACGGCGACCAAGCAACCCTCCACCAGTGGAGGTACGCTGAAGAAGCTGTTGAACCACATCAAGGCGGAACCGTACAAGGATCTCATCCAGGCTCTGATGGACTTGGGTGCCGTAGAGAAGGTCATCTCTGCTTTCATGCCAGCCTTCAAGGCGGGTCGAATGAAGGCGGACGGAATGATGTACCTGCATGGCTCCTTCAACCTTGGAGGAACCATCTCTGGTCGGTTGTCCTCGTCCGATCCCAACCTGCAAAACCTTCCGGCTGGCTCGACCTATGGCAAGCTGGTGAAGTCTCTCTTCTGTGCACCTCCCGGCTTCCTCTTCGGAGGGGCGGACTTCGCTGCACTGGAAGACCGGATCAACGCCCTGCTCACTCAAGACCCGAACAAAATCAAGGTGTACACCGATGGCTATGATGGCCACTCGATGCGTACCTTTGCGTTCTGGCCGGACAAGTGTGATGGGATCGTAGACACGGTTGACTCCATCAACTCGATCCAGAAGGTCTACCCAGACCTGCGAAGCAAAGCCAAGACCCCACACTTCCTGCTCCAGTATGGGGGCAGTTGGATGGGTCTGGTGCGGCAGGTAGGTTTCTCGGATGAAGAAGCCCAGGAGATCGAAACCAACTACAACAAGCTCTATCGCGTAAGCAATGAGTGGGTGGCTGGTGAGATCGACAAGGCAACCAAGACGGGCTACGTGGAACTGGCCTTCAATCTGCGGCTGCGAACGCCGCTGTTGGGGTCCACCATTCTTGGCTTGAAGGCGACTCCCAAGGAGGCTGCTGCTGAATCCCGTAGTGCGGGTAATGCGGTGTCCGGCCAGTCCTGGGGTCTACTGACCAACCGTGCTGCTGTGGAATTCCGCAAGCTGCTCCTGGACAGCCCCTACAAGCTGAAGGTAGAGATCATCTCTCTGATCCACGATGCGATCTACGTGATGTGGCCAGACGATCCTGATGTCACTGTGTGGGTCAACAACACGCTCTGCAAGTGCATGGCGTGGCAGGAAGACCCCAAGATCAATGACAAGCGGGTTCCTCTAGGTGCTAACCTGGACATCTTCTGGCCCAGCTGGCGTGAAGCCTGCACTCTGGACTATCCCATCACCAAGGAACGCCTCATTGAACAGTGCCGTGAGCATGCTGCTGCACTGAAGGAGAAAGCTGCGTGACAAGTACCTGCTGGGTAAATGACCACGAGATCACCGTGTCGCAAGGCGTAGTAGCCGTGCGTAAGGACGGTGTGCTCGTCCATGAATGTGGCGGCCTTTGGGCTGCCTGAGACTTTGCGAGAGGTATCAACAGTGCTGAAAGCCCCGGACCCGAGGTCGATGAAGTACAGGAGACTGTACATGTCGATAGCGACGAATGCGGCCAAGCAGAGTGTAGCTGAACGCCATCAAGTTGGAGGGGTGCTGGTCACTACGACCGGTGCCCTCTTCACTGGGTGGAACGGCACCATGCCTGGAACTGACAACTGCTGTGAGAACGGCGAGTACCTTCGGGAAGAGACCCGCTTCAAAACCACTCCCTACGGGGTGATCCACGCCGAGCACAACATCTTGGCTTGGGCGTCCCGCTCTGGTGTACCCCTGGACAACTCTGTCCTTTGGATCACCAGGGCACCTTGTGTTCGTTGTGCCGAAATGATCGCTACACATGGAGTTCATCTCGTGCTGTTCCGAGATGATCATGATGAACCCGAGGGGATGACAGTGCTGGCCATGGGCAATGTGAAAGCCATGAGTTGGAGCACCCTGGACTCCCTTATCACCGAACACGGGGGTCACTACGTTGTCTCGAAAACCCTGCTCGCTAACTGACCGGAAGTCCTACTGGGCTTCCTTCAACCATATGATCAAGCACTTCGGAGGTATCGAAGAAGCTGAGGCTGCTATCGCTTCCGGCAAGGCTGTCTATGGGAAACCAACAGTGCCCAAGGGCTACATCTTGGGCACCGACATCAAAGGCATGTACGTGCTGCATAAGGAGTAATCATGGCGAAGAAAGCCAAACTGAAAGCTGATTGGACTCCAGGAAAGTTGGGTCATGCGCCTGTCAACGGACGGTATTTCTTCGTCAACCGTGAGACACGCATGACCCACACCTGGACTATCGGTCAACTGCCTGTTCCTGAAGGGTACGAGCAGGTGACCATGCAAGAGTACGACAGCTTCCGTAAGTTCAACGGAACCTTGTCGAAGAAGAAACTCATGGCCTTTATCCGAGGGGACGCCAAGTGTTCGAAGGACGCAGGAAAGAAATCCGAGAGCGAATCGAAGCCCGCTGCAAAGTCGAAGACACGGGCTTCGTCCTCGACGGTAAGCCAAGTCCCTGCCACCTCTGGCAAGGCCCGGATTCGGGTACGGGTACGGGCAGGGGCAGGGGCGGTGGTTACGGTCGCATGAGCCTGGACGGCCAGACAGTGGCCGTCCATATCGTCATGTTCACCAACTACTTCGGCTATGTGCCGGGTAAGAAACAGATCGACCATCTCTGCGGGCAGCGATTGTGCTGCAACCCCGCTCATCTGGAGATGGTCACCCATCTCACCAATCAAAAACGTCGCGCTAAACGCGCCAAGTCCAAGGAGTAATCCATGCAGGTAACTCATCAGAAAGACTACGCCACTCACGTTGTGATCGGCGGCAAGCAAGCAATTTCCATGGGCATCAGCGATGACCCGGCCTTCTTCCAAGTTCTGTCGAGTTCCCTGTACACGGACAAGATCCTTGCCGTCGTTCGGGAAACTCTCTGCAACGCCTATGATGCCCACAAGATGGTCGGCATCGAGAAAGAGACCCCGGTCGAGATCACCCTCAAGGACGACGAATTCGTCATCCGTGACTTCGGCCCTGGGATCCATCCCGACGACGTTGGTACGATCTACGGCGTCTACGGTGGCTCCACCAAGAAGCACGACGGCTCCCAGACTGGCGGCTTTGGTTTGGGGTGCAAGTCTCCCTTCGCCTACGTGGACAACTTCCAGGTGACCATTCACCATGAAGGGAAAACCAACGTCTACCGCATGCAGAAGGCTTCCATCCAGAACGGTGGCCGTCCTGCCATCACCCCGGTGGTGACCGATATCCCTACCGACCAGACTGGTCTGGAAGTACGGATCAACATCAAGAACGAAGACGTACGTCGCTTCGGTACCCTGATTCGTCGTATCGTGGCCAACGCCGAGATGCTGGCCAACTTCAACGGGGTGAAGCTACCCACCCTGCCCTTCTCCCAGGTGACCGAAGACTGGTCCATCGCTACCGAACAGGTGCTCGAATACAACGGCCACATCATCTGTGTCCGCTACGGTGATGTCATCTATCCCGTAGAGCGGGATGAGTTCATCGCCGAGGTGTATGACCCTGCTCACAAGTTCGTGAACTCCCTGCCGGGCAACGTCAACGTGCTGGTCCTCCAAGCCAAACCTAACTCGGTGTCGATTACACCGTCGCGGGAAGCTCTGTCCATGGAAGACCACACCCGCAAGACCCTCCTCCAGCTGCTCAACAAGTTCCTCCGTGCAACGCGGAACATCACAAAGGAACGCAGCGACATCCTGGCGAAGTCCTGTGAAGAACTGGTACAAGCCAGGAAAGGTGCGATGGTGCAGCCCGAAGAAGTAAATGCTAATCGTGTGCTCGTGAGTTCCATGTGTGGGTCTAAGCTTTGTACCAAGGGACTCATGTCTACCATGGAAGAGGTTGGCTTGAGCCAGCTGTACCATTCGCACAATCGTAGCGAGAAGGAGCACTTCAAGGCACTGTTGAAACAGCTGTCCCTCATCGGTAAGCAGCCGAGAAACCAGGGTAATACCCTGTATCTCTCGTTCATTCGGTTGCTGAAGAAAGTAGGTCTGGCAGATGGAATCTCACACTACGAGCGCTCGAACTTCGGAGAACTATTGAGGTTCAATAAGTCATCCTGGCAAGCACTGGAGGTGCAGAAGTGGGGTCAGAAGCACTTGGTTTCCAAGCTGCTGCCACTGATCCACGAAGAGGGTCTGTGCCCCACTCGCTTGGTCTGGTACGGATTCGGTCGGAATCTCCACAACGGCGACTCTGTGCGCAACTACAACAACCATGCGGCGTATCCGCTGGTTCGGTACTGGTCGAAGAATCCGATGTCCTATGTGCCGCTGTTCCGTCGCTGTATTGTCCTGACTCACAGCCGCCGTGACATCCACAACCGTGTGAAGGATCACGACGAGTGGGTAGGTGGTTACGGTGCTGACGATTCCCTCATCGCTTACGTGGTTCCGCGTAGCGAGAAGAAACTACAGGAAGCCAGGAAAGCACTGTCTACCCTGAAGGGATGGTCGGTCATCGACCTAACAGAAGAGTACGAAAAGGTGGAGTACTCCAGTGCTTCGTCCTCTTCGACTACGGTGGCAACCAAGCCAAGGAAGAAGGGTTATCCGATGCTCTCGGCTTGCCAGAGTAGCGGCATCTTCTCCCTGGAGATGGCAAGGACGGATTCTGTAGCTCGGGTGGAGAATCCCTCCTACTACGTGCGTCTCCCTACCAAGAGCGACTACTACACCCGCAAGTGTGTACGTGGCTTGGACAAGGTGTGCTCGGCCTATCTGCTGAAGAACTTCGGCGATGTGGGTGCAGTTGTGTACACCGAAACCCAAGAAGCCAACATGGAGAAGAAGGGCATCAAAAGTGCCCGTGACTTCCTGCTGGTAAAGCTCCTGGAAGAGGTTGAAAAACCTGAGTTCAGCAAGGCTTGCTCTCTTCGCTACACCTTGTTGTTGGATGCTGCGAAAGAGCCGGAATACGTTGATCTCATCAGGAAGATGATGCAGGTGGAAGAGTGCCGTAAGGTATTCAAACTGCCGGAGCCTGAAGATCCTGCGGCTGAAGAATTGCTTACCACGGTCTATTCCATGGACTCACGCTTCTTCACACAGGAGCAGAAGGAATCCTTGGAGACACTGGGTAAGAAAATCAAGGCAATTCCGGGCGACAAGCAAGTGCTGGAAATGCTGAAGAAGATCTCTGAAGCACCCTTAGTGGCTCTTCTGAATACCTCGGAAGTGCGGCGTGCACTCGGCGATAAGAAGACTGTCACCTCGGCAGTCAAACTACTGAAAACAGCTATTCGTGGCTGAAGGAGAAACCAATGAGCAACAAAGTAACTGTCGTAGGTGCTGTCCTCGACGAAAGGTATCTGACGTTGTACGTGAAAGGGTCTGCCGAGCAGATCCGTATCCCCCAAGGCGATCCCCGTGTCGCCGTCTTCGTCGAGAAGTACGTCCCCATCCTGAGCCAGGGTGGTGAAGTGGACTACTCCGAAGACCTGCTGGTCATCAACAACGTCTACGAAGCCGCCGAGAAAAAGTCCGGTGGCATCATGCGGTTCTTCCGCGTGGCGAAGAAGAAGGTCGCAGAGTTCTTCTCGGCGGCCTCAGCATCCGAGCCGGCTGCTCCCGTCGCTCCCGTCACCGCTGGCGCGGTTCCTGGCGACTGCGCACCGGACACGGATGCTGGGCAGGATGTGGGGGAAGAGGTGGTCGAAAAGGTCACCATCAAGGATCCCGCACTGGCCAAGGCTGTGGATGACATCCTGGCCCACGCTGTACCGGCATCTGCCCCGCAGTTCAGTTCCGTGGACCTGGAAAACCTCAGCGAGGACGGCGTAGAGTCGGAAGACCCGGATGATGACGTGGGCGAAGGTGACACCATCATCGCCGTGACCGACCAGGGTACGATCGTACCGGATGCCCAGAAGCTGAAGACCCAGCTGACCGCAGCTGTTCAGTCGAAGGCCAAGGGCAGCACTGTCGGCATCGAGAACTTCCTCCGCCGGGCTGGTGCTGTATCCGTCAAGCGCCAACACAGCGTGCAAGACCTGATGCGCTTCATCGAACGTGGGGATCTCCCCATCGCCGATGATGGCTGCATCGTGATCTACAAGCTGCTGTTGAAAGGCGGCCCGGACGGTCACAAGGAGTTCTCCTACCGTGACATCCACTCGCAGAAGGTACCGCAAGGCGTCAGTACTCTGGTGTGCATGAACGAGTCCCTCGTGGACCCGGATCGCCGCAACGAGTGCTCGAATGGCTTGCATGTGGCTCGCCGTCAGTACCTGGGCAGCTTCAGCGGCAACGTGTGCGTGCTGGCCAAGGTGGCACCGGAAGACGTGATCGCCGTTCCGTCCTACGACGCGAACAAGATGCGTGTCCATGCCTACCACATCCTCTTCGAACTGCCGAACGAAGCCATGGTGGCCCTGAAAGCCAACCGCAGCATGACCGACATCAAGGAAGCTTCCCGCATGCTGGGGGCTGCTCTGTCGGGTCAGCACAGCGAACCGGCCTACCATGTGGAGATCACCGGTCACCGTGGCTCCAGCATCGTGGTGCACAAGGGTCCGGCGAGCACCAAGAACAAGGTGCAGACCGCTGTTCCGAAGAACGCCCCGGAAGCTCGCTCGCTGCCGACTAAACCCAACGAAGTAGTTGGGGAGAAGGTGGACGTTCTGGACGTGGTGGATACCGTCATGACGGAAACCAAGAAGCCGGAACCGGAAGCTCCCTCGTTGACCAAGGATGTGCCGGTCGCTGAGCCGAAGCCCGTCAAGGCCGAGAAGAAGTCGAAGAGCCGTGTGCCTGCCCGCAAGGCCAAGAAGCTGAAGTCCGTCAAGGTGGAAGCCAAGCCCGTGGCTCAGCCTGTCCAGGACACCTTCAAAGCCAAGGGTAAGCCCCTGCCGTCCGACAAGAAGACTGCCATGACCCTGGTCGAACAAGGTCAGGTTCTGTGGCAAGCCTTCGTAGACAGCAAGGGCGACAAGGCGAAAGCTCAGGCTTGCCTGGACTTCAAGAAAGCCAAGAAGAAGGGCTGGACCGTTCTCGGTATGCCCGGCGACGCGGCTGACAAGTTGGCCAAGGCACTGAAGTAATAAACCAGGGGGAGGCAACTCCCCCTCTTTCTTTCACAGGAGAAACCATGGACTACTACTTGTTGTACTTGGCTTTGGGCGCTGCTTGGTTCTTCATAGCCATCGGCGATGTGTACAAGGTACCGTTTAACATTGCCTTCAGCAGACAGTTCACGCCGTCTATCATCGTCTCCCCCAGCTTCTTATTCACCTTCATGTTCTACCTGTTCCTGTGGCCTGTTGGTGTCATCGCCAGCATTTGGCTACGGATGCGCAAGAAGTCAACTACCTGATGGATACCCGTGTGTTCCAGTAAGGATTGCTTTATCATGGCAACTGGCTGCTATACGGCCTTGAACTTTGCTGGAGAGTACCAATGCCTTGGAAAAGCGACCCTAACATCTGGGGGGTGCTGAGTGCGATTGCACTCAGTGTACTTAGTGGGGTGATCAGCCTCACTTCAAGGATTGCAAAGGGACACCCACCTAAATTTGTGTGGATTGTCTCCGAGCTATCCTCAGCGATCCTCGTCGGCTATCTGATCTACGACGTGTATCCCGTGATCCAACATCTGCTCTACGAGTGGATGACCATGCCAATCTGCATTGCAGTTGGCGGCCACCTGGGAGGTCGAATCTTCCAGTGGGTTGAGTTCAAGTACAAGGAGAAATTCGGTATCCCGGACTCCTACTAAACCAACCAGAAACCCGCTTCGGCGGGTTTTTTATTGCCTGGAGGAAACCATGGCTGAAGTAATCACCACCGTTTTGGAAATGCCCAACACCGTCATTGCAACGGCTGTCGGTGACAAGATCATGGAAGCTGACGCCTACCGTCACTACCTGGAGTCGATCAACGTTGATCCTCAGTTTGTACTCGAAGAGTACATCGCACTCACAGAAGCCAAGGACAAGGAGGTATGGAGCCATGTCTAAGTACGTGCAGGAATTCGATACGACGAAGGTTCCACGTTTCTACTACATCCGAGCTATCGCCGATAGCAGGAATTTGGTACGGATCTACAAGACTACCTATGTAGGCTTCCTTGAAACCGACCGAGCCTATTGGGTTGTGGACGAGGATTTCCTGAAGGAACTGGAGTTCACAACTCGCAGGAAGGGAATCACTGCACCGAGTGATGTTCGTGACTTCGCCAAAGAACACTTCTGCGCATTCCTGGCCCTAAAGGACGGGAGCACCAAGCGTGCCCGCCTCTCTGTGAAGGCTGCGTACCAGAGCATGCTGCGTCGTCGAGAGCGTCAGCTGTCGATCCTGGAGCGGGACATCAATACAGCCCAGTCGATCCTGTTGAGTTCCCGGATCGATAACAAGGTGGCTGAGCGTCTGGAGATGCTGAACTCTACTACGGTGGCGATCCCGAGTTCCTGGGACATGGATCAGCAGATCCTCACCGAGCACAAGCGTCTCCACGAGAACGAAGGACACGAAGAAGGTGCACTGGCCTGGGAGCCCGACTTCTGACAGGCATTAAAAAACCCCCGAAGACCGCAGTCTAAGGGGGTTGCGCATGGTGTCGAAGGAGACTACTGGGGTGGAGCGTGCCCCAGTGACTTCACAATAGCGTAGCTCTTCTGGCATGTCAATCCTGCTGCATGGCTTCGGTCAAGCGCTCCTGCGAGTTCTTGTCGATGGCTGACACAGCTTCCGTACAAGTCGGCGAGCACCACAGAGGCAGCGTTGCTTGCATGCCGCTCAGTGGTAGCTCTGGCACCGTCGGCGATGAGGTCGTCACGTAGACGGGCGACTTGCTCCCGCAGGCTACGAGACTGAGCATCAGCAGCAGCAATGCGGGAAGCTTGATCAGCCAGTTGTTCATCAGCATCTTTTTTTACCTCGTTCATGGCTTCGAGCAGACTCTGTTCGATGGCCTTTTTGTTTTCTTCCGCAGTCCTTTCGGCCTGCATCATGCGGAGTTCCCACTCCGCATTGGTCTTGGTTTCCGCCTTCACGAATCCCTTGTTGTAGGCGTAGAGGGCGATGATGGCGAAGAGCAGCACCTCTGCTACCCACCGGATCTGACGGGCTGAGATAGTCATTGGGTCACCACCCTTACCGCCTTGCGGTACAGTTCCGGCCATGTGGCTTCGTGGGGTTGCCCAGGACGCCACTGCCGCAGGTAGAGATCCCATGCTTCAGCCTGGGCCTTGATGGGTGGCAGACGGTGAGGATCCGTGTAGAGCAGGATGCGAGCCAAGGCACAAGCCAAGACATCATCATGCTCCAGGGCATCCCACACAGCATCTTGGGTGGCTGGCACACCTCTGGCCTTGCAGACCGAGTGGACCAGTTCCTTGGTGGATGGCTTCCAGAAGTTGAGCAGTCCCTTGACGGCCCCACCCTTCTCCATCTGCCAGTAGCCCTTGGCCGGTCCAAGTGGAAGAAGGACTTTACGACCTTCGCTGTTGATGGAGTTCACCAGCTGCCTACGAGAAGCAAAGCGGGACTCCTGCAAGCCAATGGCCAGCAACATCACGCTGGCCTCTGGACTGTTCATGCTGGCCGGAAGCAGCTTGTAGGCTTCCGGTAGCACTTGGTTGTAGATCTGGTCAGCAGTCATTTCGGTTCCTCCGGTAGGGGGTAGCGTTCCTGAATCTCTTTGACCTTTTCAAGCCAAGGAGATAGGTCAGCTGTCTCCCCGTTCTCCATCGCCAGAGCTTCCAGTTCGATCCGAATCGGTTCGCTCTCCGACTGGTAGGCTATCGCTCGAAGGTTCTTCACCTCCTTGAGCGCCTCCTGATACTTCGACATTTCCAGTTCCTTCGGGTTATGGAAGTCGTTCCAAGCGATAGAAGTCAAAGGGCATCTCCACGGGACCGTCCTCGGTCACCAAAAAAGGTTCGATTATCGACTCTTGAGCATCGAAGATCTCCAGAGTCACTTGGTGAATATACCGGATGAAGAGGTTTCCGTCTTCATAGCGGATGTCCTGGAAAGGAGTACGGCCAATGTAAGCCTGTGGAGGGAGGTACCCTCCCCCAATGAAGGAGGAGAAGTCGTGTTCCTCACCATCCACAGTGAGCTTGGTGCCGGAGACCGACACCTTACTCACTCGTTCCCGACCTGGAATATCCACTTGCATGTCAGGCTTGAGGATGAATTGCATTATTTCCACCGTCCTACTGCGATCAGTGCGCAGTTAATGAATGAAGTACTGGCAAAGCTGTGCCCAGTATACCCAGCAACCCGGTAGATCTGCACGAGAGCATTTCCATTGCCCACGTTGTAGGTGAACGGACTGGTCAAAGCGTAGTAAGGCATATCGTTGATATAAGCAGAAACACCCAGTATAGGTTGCACAGTGATAGTAGGCGGTGCTACGAACCTCATCGGGTAGGTGTAGGTGTACTGCAACACATCCACCGAAGAGTAGGTGAGCTGTATCGTTGCGTAGACGATCTGAGTACCGTCAGCGAAACGTACAGAACGGCCCACGTTCTGGTTGTTGTTGCCGTTGTTCTGGAAGATAGCAGTAGTCAGCGGTTCAGTGGTTACCGAACCCTCCAGTTGGTTCGAAGCCAACAACCGCACCCAGCTTTCCCATCCATTGTTCGACCGAGCACGGTAGAACACAGAGGTAGCGTAGGAACCAGCACCACCAGTACGCGGGAAAAGCAGCTGGTACTTCGTGGAGTTGTCGAAGACCGAAGTGATACCAGCGTGGCCGTTCGTACCTTCCATGCCCAGCGGAAGACCAGCAGTTCCATTCGGCACCGAGTAGAAGCCGTTGAGGGCTGCGTTATCGATGTGGTTGCTTGGCAGGGACTGGTTTGCAATGGGCATACCACCCAGGTAGTTCAGCGCACCACCAGCCGAGGAAGCACCCAGCAAAGCCACACCAGTAGGCGTGGTAGACAGGTTACGCCAGCCACCGTCTGCACTGTCCTGGATCGGTACGAAGCCAGTCAGGGAAGGACTACCAGGCGGATTGAACAGCGGCAGTTCCATGAACTTCAGGGTTCGTGGCTTGGTGACGTTGTTCTCATCCAACCAGGTGAAGGTAGCCAGTTCTACCGGGGTCTGCCACGTACCAGCAGAGTTGGTAGTACGGATAAACAGACGGCCAGTGTAAGCCGGGTTCCACAGCTGCCAGCCCTTGTTGGTGTCGTAGGACTTGTGGTCCACGAAAGCCAGGGTAGTGTTCAAGCCAGAAGGCAAGGGGTTACCTGCACCAGCGGGAACATGGTAGTAGCCGCTACGTACACCTCCGCCAGACAGCTGAGCACCGGTGCGGCTATCCATGGTGAGTTCACCGTAGCCGTACCGTTGAGTCCAGTCTTGGATGAACGTAACCACGTACTCGGTGTTGGCGATAGCCTTCCGTAGGGCAGGAAAGGAGTCTGCGTGGGTACAGTCGGAGTACCAGTAAAGGCCGGGCTATCCAACGAAGCGAAACCATTGGTATCGCTGGAGTTGGAGAAGAACTGGCCGAGCTTGTAAGCGATCTTCTGTGCCGAAGCATTGGTCAGATGCAACCCATCACTCGCAGCAAGATCAGGGTCCATGTACCCGTCCTTGGCGATGAGACGTGCTATGTCCAGGGTCTGGGCCAAACCATTGACCTTGGGCAGTTCGGTGTTCCACCACTGGTCGGTGTAGTCCCGTAGCTTGACCGTGTTGGACGAGGCATCATTGTATGCCTTGGTACCCTGCATGGAGTTGAACAGCACTACCTGAGCACCGACAGCATGAAGCTGGTCGATGATGGCTTGGGTATCCGACGTACGCTTGGCCATGGTCATGGTGGCGTCTTTCACGTCATTCGTGCTGGCATGCATGAAGACTACCTTCACGCCGGAATTGGAGATCTCCGACAGCTGGCTGAGGTACTGCCAGGTACGGCGGCCTTGCACACCCTGGACAAGCACCAGGTTGTTCCGGTTGGTGGCGTAGAGCGGAACCTTGCCGAACCAGGTACCAGCCCAGTTGCGATTGTTGTTGTAGGGGTTGTTACCACGGGTTACCCCATACTCGTTCTGACCAGCAGCGATGCTATCGCCGTAGCAGATGAGGTTGGGCTTGCACACCGAGATGTAGTCCAGATCCAGCCACCAGTTCTGCGGTGCTACAGGCATGGACGAGACTTCGATGAAGGCCGGCTTGATAGCGTCAACCATCAGACGTCCACCGCCCTTCTGCCAGATGCCATTGGGCATGCGACGGAAGAGTTCGATGTGGCGGTTCACCGCATCGTACTTCACAGCAAGGTCTAGCCAGTCCTCGGTTCCCAAACCAGTGAACATGGTTGCAGCGTTGCGGGTACCACCCTCGGTGCCTTGCATGTGGATGGTGTTAGGTTCCACCAAGCCATTCGCATTGACGTTGAAGTAGACCACGCAGTCCTTGTTGTCGGCAGCGATGAACCGGATCTGGGCAGACCGGTTCTGTGCGGCGGTACCGGTCTGGGTCTTCACACGCATGTAGACGATCCAGTGGCTGTCCGGGAAGGTCACTGCCTGACGCAGGAAAGCACGGGAGCCGCTACCGTCGGTCTTGGTCAGACGCATGACGTTGCCGTCCGAGACAGCCGTAGCAGGGCCAGAGACAGTCCAGCGGTAGGGGTCGGTACCTTCATAGGTGAAGGTCTCGTTCATGCCCACCAGCGGAGGCAGCGAACCGCCCTCGACCTTTTCAGCCACGGCATCAGCCAGATCCCGTGCCCGATCAGCCTCGCTCTTGGAGCGGTCGGCTTCCGTCTTCGCACGGTCGGCTTCCGTCTTCGCACGGTTGGCTTGCGTGTTGGCTTGGGTGGCAGAGTTGGCCGCAGCAGTAGCCGAATTGGCTGCGTTCGTGGCCTGGGTAGTGGCTCGGTCAGCTTCCGCCTTGGAGCGGTCAGCCTGGGCGGTAGCCTTGGTCACCTCTGCCTTTGCAAGGGTCACTTGCTCAGCAGCCAAACCAACCTGAGCCTCTGCACGGTCAGCCGACTCTTCGGCATCGTCTCGTGCATTGCGAGCATCGACCACCGCCTGGGTGATCTTGTTCATGGCTTCCTCGTCCCATGGCAAGTTGTTGGGCGGAGGCATCAGGATCAGTTCTTGTACGTAGACCGGATCAACAGAGTCCGGTACGTAGAAGGTGAAGGTGTACTGCGAGCAGGGATCGTCCTCGTACTCGTCGTCATCGCCTATAGCAGTGACACGGTAGGCAGAGGTAGACGATTCCAAGTCCATGGTGAACTCGCCCTTGGCGTCGGTCACCATCTCGTAGGTTTCGGGAATAACGACACAGTGCTCTGCATCGCTCATACCAGGACGGGTGAGCCGCACAGTGAACTTCTCGTTCGCCTGTGGGCTACCGTCCGGGCTATGGAAGGTGAAGATCACCTTGGTAGTCATGGGAATATCCTCTTCGAAGGGAGCGTGCAGTGTACCGTTTATTCAATGGCCAACAAAGCGTGGTCAATGGTGTACCTCGGCCTGTTGTAGGATACGAAAGCCGCAATAAACATCCATCCGGTAGGACCGTTCAACATACCAATGGTGAAACCATTGTGCTGGAAAGTGGTATTGCCGAAGTCAACTCGGAAGTACGCACCCTGTTTAATCTTGGTTGCATCTGCCCACCAACTGGCAAGAGATCGGCCACCAGGGAAGTTAGGGTTCCATCCGTAAGGAGCGAACCTCTGAATAGCACCTAGGAATACCGCAGGCTTATACCCAGTATCGAATACCCCGTTACCGTCCCCGTCGAATACCTGCAAACCCCATCCAGCAGTCTTGGGCATATGGATGGCAACGATCTTGTACTTGCCAGAGTACACCGATGGAGACATACCCAGGAAGTTGGTTAGTACGAACCGACAACCAGTCCAGTTACCGTTCGAACCAAACCACAAGAAGTCTGTGAAGCCATGAGGCCCATCTTGCTTGGCGAAGAAGATGGGAAGACTCTGCGACCGAATAGGAGTAGGGAACTGGATGTAGATGTAGTCCTGCCCAGGGCTATCGTACTTGTACGTACCTTCGTGGACTACCACATAGACAGGGTTCATCTCGTCGATGCAGATGTCGTTATTGTCGTTGATCAGTTTGATACCGTAAGTCATCGGAAGCTCACCACGTTCAAGTAGGCCCGTCCATAAGTGGGGGCGAAGTCATCCAACCAACGAATCTGGTTGTTGATGAATGAAAAGTCCACAAAGCGAGGCCATGGGTCTGGGTTTAGGTGGAACCACGTCAAGAAGAAGAAGTCCGTGTTCGGGTCGAAACCAGGAGGCATGGGTGTATAGGCCCCCTGAAGGGTAGGAAACACCTGTTGCCGGTAGACGGACCGAAATGACTTGTTGGTGGAGTCCACAGTGACGTTACCGTCAGCGTCGTAGAAGCGAAAACCATAACTCATGCTTGCAAGTTCCCAATGTGCACCCGGAGTTTACCTGCTTGGTCAAACACCTTGATGGTGGCGTTGTTGATAGTCATACGGCCAGTACCAGCCGTACCGTTGATTTCCATGATCCCGTTGGGACGGAATGCCCAGCCTTGGACACCTGGTTGGTAGTTGTCCGACTGGATGTTGTTCACCACGATATCTTTGGCTTCGATGTAGTCAGCCTGGATCTTACCGTTCTGAACAATGAAGCTTCCATCCTGTGCCCTGAGCTTGTCGAAGGTCAACTTCTGGATGGCAGCTTCCTTGATGTAGACGATGTTGTTGTCGATGATGAACGGGTAGCTGCCTGGGTTCTTCGGAGTGCCAGGACGACCGATCCAGAAGCGGTCTACGTTGAAGCCAGCTTCGACAGTCCGGCCATCGTTGTAGACACCGAAGCCACCGACCAAACCATTCACATCAACAGTCGCAGTCCAGCGAGCACCGATCTGGGTAACCTTGCCGTCCAGAGTCTGTACCTCGGCAACCAAGCCAACCTTACCAGAGGCCGAGTCACCGTTGACCGTGGCGTTGATGGTGGTCACAGACGAAGCCAAGGCATTCACCTTGGTAGCCAGTGCAGTGTTCTCTTGCTGGATTGCTGCAATGTTCCCGTTGAAGTCTGCGTACATAGTGTTGACTGTCTGAACCAGAGAACTGTCAGCAGTCACACGAGCACGAACCTCTTCCTGCAAGATGGCAGTATTCTGATCCATCTTCGCATCGATCTGAGTGAGACGAACACCGAGAGCATCATCGTTCTTGGCTCGTTCAATCTCTTCCTGGGTGATCCCCAGTTTGTTCAGTTCGATCTGAGCGATCTCTTTGCGAAGCTCTTGAGACAACAACCCATTGTCGATCTCGCCAGTAAGCTGCTCAATCATCTGCTCGATGAGTGGACGAGCAGTAGCCGTAGCTGGACCAATGATGTCCCCATCAGTGCCATTGATCGAAACCAACTGAATCCAATAGTAGTACCGCTGATCTACCTTGGAACCAGGGTCTGTCTTGTCGAAGTAGAAGTTACCGTTGACGAAGGCACGGATAGTTGCACCAGCGAAGTTGGCATCAGTGCTTCGGAACAATCGAGTAGTACCAACTGCTCCTGGGTTTGTGGTCGGCCAAGTGAATTCAATGTCGATACCACCGAAGGCAGGAGTTGCCTTCAGTAATAGGTCATTCATGTTGGGGTCACCGGGCTTAGGACCATTCCAGTCCCCGGTTCCGCAGACCCCATTGATGTTGCAAGTGTCTACCATGTTGGTTCCTCCAGAGTTGGTCAAAGTATAACCTCCCTAACCTCCCCCAGCCTATCCACGCAGGAACGCAGTCCGCCGAGGATCGAGCGCAGCGAGCACCGCAGAGCGAGACGGGAGTGGATGCGTGGATAGGCGGAAGGAATGATTGAATATTCAATTTCCCCCGGTCAGGGGTCAGGCTACGGGTCATCCCTTGCGGGCCTCGCTGCGCTCGCTCCTCGGGCGACCACTTCACCTGACCCCTTCCCTGGATGGAGAAGGGGGAGGGTGAGCGCTAGTGGTCGCCCTGGGACGGCCCCTTCCAGGGGCGAACCCCTTCGAAAGAAGAGGGGTGAGAGTCCCCTATTATATATAAGACACTTTCGTGATCATTTTTTAACCAGGAGGTTTTCATGGAAAAACTCACCGCTGCGGACGTACCCTTCAAGGACTTCCCCATCGACTCCATGCCAAACCTCCTGGCTCAGCTGGGCAAGGCTCGTGCTGACACCATCAGGTTTCATGGCTTGGATCGTAGATCGATAGGAGGACCACGGACTCGTTGGTTTACCAACCCCCACGCAAAACGCCTACAGGGGCTGCCTGATGCGTTTTCAGACCGAGGGGTAGAGGACATCCTCTCAGGCATCGCATCAGCCACAGAGGGCTCCCAGAGGCCGTTGTCGGCTGCACGTCTGTTCGTCCTGCTACAAGAACCTCAGCTGTGCTATGACCTGCTCATGGGTGGCATGGCTTTGGAGAAGCGACAAGCGCTTCGCTACATGGCAGCAGTCAAGCTAGCCGTGTTCCACCTCAACCGATACTTTGGAGCAAGCCAATGAGAGATCCACGATACTCGCCTCACCCCGTGTGTAAGGCACAGCATCCACAGGGACAGCCCTGTGAAGACTGCGAGAAGCTTCACCGCAGGTTGCCGGTCAAGTCAGTAGAACCGTCCAACAAGGTTCAGCGTGAAGCTGCACCCCTGAACCGCTACCAGCGTCCGCTGCCCAGTACCTGGAAGTACCTCGACGTGTACCGGATCAACATGCTGTTCCCCCTGGGTGAACTGGATCCGTCCGGTGCCCTGGACCATGCCCGCAAGAAGCTGATGGCACCAGGTCAACGGAGCGGCGGCAAGAGCCTCTGGCAGGACGTGAAGGAAGCCAGGGATACCCTCAATCGTTGGCTTGAAGACAACGCAGGAGAGGACGACTGACATGGGTCAGATCTACACCAACCAGACGGGTATTCCGATGGCCATGGCTTTGTGGCTGGCTTCGGACTACTACGACTACAGCGAAGCAGGGCTGTCAGCCACCACCCTGATGAAACCAATCAGGCAGGTAGTCCTGGCTCGCCGGATCAAGCCATCCGACTCCATGGCCGATATCGAAGGCATGATCGCTAACCGCATGGGAGCGGCGATTCACGATTCCATCGAGAAGGCTTGGACCATGAACAAGGACCGGGCACTGGATGCCCTGGGTATCCCTGCAAGCGTCGCTAAACGTGTGCTGGTCAATCCCACCGAGGCAGAACTCAAGGCGTTCAACGAAGCCAACGAGCAGCCTGCCATCACCGTCTACATGGAGCAGCGATCCAAGAAGGAGTACGCAGGAGTAACGGTATCCGGCAAGTACGACTTCGTGGCGGACGGACAGGTGGAAGACTTCAAGTCCACCACCACCTTCAGCTACATCAAGGACACGAAGGACAACGACTACATCCTGCAAGGGTCAATCTACCGTGCGCTCAATCCTGAGCTGATCACCAAGGACACCATGCGAATCCACTTCATCTTCACGGATTGGCAGAAGTTCATGGCGAAGCAGAACAAGGACTACCCTCAGAGCCGTGTGGCTTCGAAGGTATTCAACCTGATGCCCATCGCCGAGACGGAAGAGTGGATCACCAACAGGGTGAAGTGGCTGATGTCCCTGAAGGATACCCCTGAAGCGGATCTGCCCCTGTGCAGCGACGAAGAGCTATGGCGTAGCCAGCCGGTGTACAAGTACTATCGTGACCCCGCCAAGGCTGACCAGAAGGGTGCTCGCAGCACCAAGAACTTCGACAGCCTGTCGGAAGCCATGGCTCACCGTGCCAAGGATGGGAACGTTGGCGTAGTAAAGACCATCCCTGGCCAAGTGAAAGCCTGCCTCTACTGCCCGGCATACCTACTGTGTACGCAGAAGGACATGCTCATCGCCAAGGGCGACCTCATCGTATAAACCTGGAGTAAGTGATGCTCACGTACGAGGAAATGCAACACCACCCGACCTCGGAACGCATCGTCGAAATTCTGTGCGAGAAGACCCAATCCAAGAACCACAGGTTTTTCAGGATCTTGGTTGGCTTCCAGTTCTCGATGATGGCAGCGCACATGCGTTGCCACATCAAGACGCACGAACGCGGCGAGATTCCGGTCAACATGTACGCCCTCAACCTGATGCCTTCTGGCGCAGGTAAGGGCTTCTCCACGAAGGTGATGGAGGACCAGATTACCTATGGCTTCCGCCATCGGTTCATGGAAACCTTCGACACCGCAGCCGAGAAGCACCTCGACGATCTGGCGTTCAAGCGCCACATCCGTAAGGGGTCTGAATTGCCCGACGAACAGGAAGCTGTCCGTAAGGAGTTCAAGTCTCTCGGCCCCCTGCTGTACGACTTCGACTCGGGCACTGGCCCAGCCGTCAAGCAGATGCGTCACAAGCTGCTGATGGCCAATGCTGGTGCAGTCAACCTCGTCGTCGATGAGATTGGCTTGAACCTGCCTGCCATGACCGAGATCATGCCGACGTTCCTGGAACTGTTCGACGTGGGTTCGGTCAAGCAGAAGCTGGTCAAGAACACAAACGACAACCTTCGCGGCGAAGAGATCATCGGTCGTACTCCCACCAACCTCATGGCTTTCGGTACTCCCGGTAAGCTGCTGGACGGCGGCAAGACCGAAGACCAGCTGATGGAGTTGCTGGAGACTGGTTATGCACGTCGGTGTTTCTTCGGCATGGCTGGCGAAGGCAAGAAGGTGGACATGACCCCGGAAGAGGTCTATGACCTCATGACGAAGAACTCCACCTCTACCTTCATCGAAGATCTCTGCGATGATCTGGAACGTCTGGCAGACGCGAGCAACATGCGTCGTGTGCTCACCATGGACAAGGACACCGCTCTGCTGTCCATCGAGTACAAGCTCAAGTGCGAGAAGATCGCAGCAGGCTTGCCGGAACACCAGGAAGCCAAGAAAGCAGAAGTGACGCACCGGTACTTCAAGGCTCTCAAGCTGGCAGGTGCCTATGCTTTCGTGGACGACTCGCCGGTACTCACCATGGATCACCTCTATGCGGCCATCAAGGTTGCCGAGGAATCGGGTGAGTGCTTCGACATGCTCATGACCAGGGATCGTCCCTACGTGAAGCTGGCGAAGTACCTGGCTGCCACCAACGCGGAAACCACCGTGGCTGAACTGGATGAAGATCTCCCGTTCTACCGTGGCTCACGTCAGCAGAAAGACGACATGCTGGTGATGGCTACTGCCTGGGGCTACAAGAACAACATCATCATCAAGAAGACCTACGAGCAGGACATCATGTTCCTCCGTGGGGAAGCACTCCAAGCCACTGACATCCATGACAAGAGCATGATCGTGGCCTACTCGCAGGACATCGCGTACGGCTACTTCAACGATCTCGCCACTTGGGATGACCTGTGGAAGATGACCCAAGCCAATGGCATCCACTGGATCAACCACCACCTAAACGGTGGGGAAGATCGCAAGGGTCATCGCAATGAAGAGAACTGCCGGGTTGGTTTCAACCTGCTGGTAATCGACATTGACCATGGGTGCAAGATGTCCACGGCCAAGGAATTCCTGAAGGGCTACAAAGCCCTCCTGTACACCACGAAACGCCATCAGACGGAAAACAACGGTGATCGCTTCCGCATCATTCTGCCGTTGAACTACACCCTGAAGATGGACGCCAAGGAGTACAAGGAGTTCTACAACGCCGTCATCGAATCCCTGCCTTTCGAGGTGGACGATGGCGTCGGTCAGCGTGCACGGAAGTGGCTATCTCATGCCGGCCACTACGAATACCTGGATGGTGAGTTGTTCGACGCACTGCCCTACATCCCGAAGACCACGAAGGATGAAGAGCGTCGGCGTAACCTCAAGGATCAGGCGTCGATGGACAAGCTGGAGCGTTGGGTAATCAACAACACCGGCGACGGCAACAGGAACAACATGTTGCTCCGTTACGCAATGATCCTTCTGGATGCTGGCTTCAGCGTCAATGCAATCCACGGCAAGGTGAACGAACTCAACTCGAAGATGGCTGACAAGCTGTCGGAGATCGAGATCGCTTCCACCATCATGGTCTCTGTAGCCAAGAAAGCTGGGGCCAACGGCAACTGAGCTTAGGGGTGCCTCCGGCACCCTTTCGCTTCCAACATGGAGTCAATCATGACGCAAGTGAACGACCATCTGGTCTTGGTTTCTGGTCTGTCCGCTACTGGCAAGTCTGCCTGTCTGCGGAATCTCCGGGAGCCGGAGAAGGTCATCTACCTGAACTGCGAGGCCGGTAAGCGGCTGCCGTTCAAGTCCCGCTTCATCGAGCGGACGGTGACCGATCCCTACCAGATCCCCACCGTCTTCGACGCAGTGGTGGAAGGGAAGGTAGAAGCCCACACCATCATCATCGACACCCTCACCTACCTGCTGGACATGTACGAGTCCCAGTACATCTACCGGGCTGCCAACGGGCAGGCTGCATGGATGGATTTCCAGCAGTTCTTCAAGGATCTGATGCAACAGAAGGTTGCCAGCAGTCCCTGCAAGGTGATCTTCCTGGCCCACACCAAGGAAGAGTACAACAAGGCAACCATGGCCATGGACGTGTGTGTCCCGGTCAAAGGCGCCTTGAAGAATAATGGCATCGAGTCCTACTTCTCCACGGTGATCTCCACCAAGAAGGTGGAGCTTGGGAAGCTGGAGCCGTTCAAGGAGAACAACAAGCTCTTGGAGATCACGCCGCAGGAGGAAATGCTTGGCTACAAGCACGTCTTCCAGACGCAGATCACCAAGGAAACTGTCGGTGAGCGCATTCGTGGTCCCATGGGTATGTGGACGCACGAGCAGACCTACATCGACAACGACATCCAGAAGGTTCTTGACCATCTGGACTGGTACTACAACTGATTCACGCATCGAAAGGAAACAGCACTATGTTCGGTAACCTCAGCACCAGCAACAACAGCGACATCAAGGAAGCCAAGGACAGCATCGGTGGCGGCAGTCGCATCTTCGACACCGACATCTACGCCTTCAAGATCCTGGCCGCCTACGGCTCCGAATCCTCCGGGGGCGCACTGGCAGTGAACTTCGAGTTCGAAGAGCACGGCACCGGTCGCAAGCTGAAGATTCAGCAGTACGTGACCAGCAACAAGGAAAAAGGCCAGACCAACTACTACGTGAACGCCGAAGGCGAGAAGCACTATCTGCCGGGCTTCAACATCGTCAACGCCATCTGCCTCATGACCGCCGAAAAAGAACTGGCGGCCTGTGCACCGGAACAGCGCACCCTGAAGATCTACGACTACGACGCCAAGGCCGAAGTACCCAAGCAGGTTCCGGTCCTCACCGACCTGACCGGCAAGGACATCTACCTGGCCCTGGAGAAGATCATCGAGAACAAGCGCGTCAAGAACGAAGCCACCGGCCAGTACGAAGATTCGTCGGAAACCCGCGAATCCAACGACGTGGCGGCGGTCTTCCACTTCGGCACCAAGAAGACCCTGAACGAAGCCCGTGCCAAGGCTGAACCCGAGTTCTTCGACAAGTGGAAAGAAGCCAAGGCCGGTACCGTACGCGACAAGTCCAAGAAGGTCGCAGGTGGCGGCGCAGCTTCCGGTCGTCCTGCACCGGCAGGCGGCCAAGCAGGTGGCGGCAAGCCCGCAAGCCTGTTCAGCTAAGCCATGAAGGTCCGGGAACTGCTCGATTCGTTGAAGCGGCAGTTGAGCTACTGCACGAACCCGCAACAACGCGAACGGTTGCTGGACCACACCTTACGCATCCCTGTCCTTCGCCCCGGAACTGTCGGGGCGAGGCCATCTGTGGATGTGCTAAGTGTGGTTCCTGGCTTCGATTGGGATAACGGTTCGATGTTCTGTGAACCCAATTCCGACATCAAGCTCACCGTACTGACCCCCGAAGAAGTGAAGACCATCATGGCAAGCTACAGCAAGGGGACATCTTGGTTTGCCTACCAGGAAACCAAGAAGCTACGGGAAGAGATCACCCGGCTGAGAAAACAGCTGGAGCTACTTGGAGGTAGCGAATGAAAGTCAACCCGCAAGACGTGAAGAACATGATCGTGGAAGAGTCTTTCACGATCCTTCCCAGCGGACTGACCACCGTATGCCAGCTTACCCTGGTCAACGGCTGGACGGTCACCGGGCAGTCATCCTGTGTGGACCCCGATGAATTCGATGCCGAGATCGGAATCGAAGTCGCTCGTCGTAACGCGGAAGACGAGGTGTGGAAGTTCGCCGGCTACGAACTCATGCAGAAGCTGCACAAGCGGAGAATGGGTGCACGGGAACGGCTGAAACTGGAACTCCAGGAGCTTCGTGAGCGGCAAGAAAGGTTGTCCAACCTGCTGCATACCGATGCTGCCGTAGACATCCCGGAGTACGCCTACAGCCTCCTGGAACAGCAGGAGACTGCTCAGCGTAACCTCATCGAGATCCTCGAAGAGCGGCTGAAGCAATGGCAAGACTGAACGTAGTCGGCATGGACCCCAGCATGAGCAACTGGGGTCTAGCCTGCGGTCAGTACGACACAACCTCCAACACCCTCAGCCTACGGCATATCGAAGTCATCAAGACTTCCAAGACCAAGGACAAGCAGATTCGCGTCAACAGCGATGACTTGAACCGGTCTACCGAGATCACCACCAGAGTCATGGAGGTGATCAAGGAAGCCAACGTAATATTCGTGGAAGTGCCTGTAGGATCCCAGTCTGCCGCAGCCATGAAAAGCTACGGCATGTGCATTGGGATCCTCTCTGCCGTGAGAGCAAGCGGCAAGCCCTTCCACCTGCTCACCCCAACTGACCTGAAGGTCATGGCTTGTAATTCGAAGACAGCTTCGAAGGAGGCCATGATCGAATGGGCAGTCAAGAAATACCCCCATCTCAATTGGCCCATGACCCCGAAAGGGGAAGTGATCGCCAGTCGGGCTGAACACATGGCGGATGCCTGTGCAGCAGCCGAGTATGGGGTCTTCCATCACAATGATTTCAAGCTGGCCCTGGCCATGCTCACTTAAAAGGAACCAAGATGAAAATCGAACTGCACCAAGCCGAAGTCGCCGCTGGCATCGCTACCTACCTGACCGCCAACGGCCTGAAAGCCGACGCTTCCCAGCTGACCATCTCCTTCCAGACCACCCGCAAGGGCGACGGCGGCATCGTGGCCTTCGTCGAAGTACCGGAACTGGCCGTAGCCAGCCTGGTCGGCACCAAGGCACCGGTCGCTACCGAACCGCAGGTTGCGGAAGTGGCCGAGAAGAAAGTCGTCAACACCGAAGCGGCCGCCGGCCTGGCAACTGCCGTTGCCGAATCCAAGGCAAGCGAAGCAGCGCCGGTCGAAGTAGCCACCGAAGAGCCGGCAGCCGAACAAGCAGCCCCGGCCAGCACCGGTGGTAGCCTCTTCAGCTAACACCTCTTCCAGGCCGATAGCCCCCGTAACAGGGGGCTGTCTCTACCGGAGTAAACCATGAAAGCCAAGTCGTACTACCTCCTGGCCTTCGCTGCACCCACAGGCGTAGGCACCGTATTCCAGTCGGCCATCCATGCTTTCGAGCAGGGCAAGAGCCACGACTTCACCGTACCCCTCATCGCTCAGATCAAGGAGCGTAGCGGTATCGGTGCCAACTCGATCATGCTCAGTGTCTCCTTCCTGGGAACCATGACCGAAGCTGAGTTCAACCCACCGTTCCGTCCTGGAATGGATGCCACCGTTGCATACCTTGAAGGTGTGCGTGCTGGCTTGGAGAACTCCGAGAAGGACAACCCGTACCCTACTGGTTCGGTCGAAGCAGCAGACTACCGTAATGGTCGGATCTCTGGCTTCAGCATGCGTGAAGGTCAGCAACCTCCGCAGGATCACAGTCCACAGTAAAAAGAGTATTCCCTTTTGTCCGCTGATACGTCACTACCTTCATTCCTTTTCTGAAGTTCTCGTAATGGTTACGGGTAGGCGGACTCTTTTTAGTGTTGACTGCCATGTCAGCCTCCTGTAAGTTGAGAACCATGAAGTGGAGACAACCTCTTACCACCTCATCGGCCCCTGGATACCACTACCAAGTCCCCCTTGTCCCCCTAGATCCAAGGGGCCGTTTACCACCTCCCTTAACTGATGCCTCTGTAGACCAAGCCAGCTACCCCCAGCTGGCTTTCTTATGTCTATTGAACCAGTAGGCATAAGGGAGTGCTCTGGCCCGTTGCAACGGGTACACCCACCACCCCGCAATGGGGTCCAGACCAGAGCACTCCATCCCTTACACCCAACCAGAAGGAACTTCGCCATGGGCGATTTGAGCAAAGCGTGCATGCTGAAAAACATGCACGTCACACGTGTGCTACACCTCATCGAAATGCGCAACAAGCTGACGAACACCTTACGGGATAATGCCACCGACGACGGTATGGCTACCCTGGAGATGTTCGACGCTGCCCTGAAGCAGGAAACCGACCGCTTCCTACGAGCCTTCCGTGCAGTCGGCAACGAGAACATCGCCGCGACCAAGAAGGTAGCGCAATGAGCTTGGTAGATGCGGTAGTAGAAGCCAAGCGCCAGGGCGTACAGCACAGCCTCCGTGGCAGCAACTACGAGTCCGACATCCCGCCGAGCCTGAAGGCTCTCCTGGATGAAGCACTGCGACTGGCCAACGAGCACAGCATCCCGCTGTACTGGTCTGCCAGTCTGCCGAACGGTGTGATGACTCGTGCAGCACTCGGCGAGAAGGGTGAGAACATCCACATCCAGTACCTCATGTCCTACGCGGCTGCGGTGCAGGATCCTGCCCTTGCACAGGAAGTTGTGCAGAAAGGTATGGCCTTCCTCGACAAGAAGTAAGGAGTCCGTATGGGAGTCCTGAAAGGATTGTTCGGCGCTGGAGCACTAGCAGGAGCCGTGATTGGCATTCTGTTCATTGGCTTCGTATTCAGCTGGATATTCAGAATACTCGGCGTGGTAGTAGCACTGTTCATCGCGCTACTCATCCTCTGCTGGGTAGGATGGGAATGGTTGAAGTATTGCTTCAGCAGGAAGAAGGAGGGGGAGCAATAGCTCCCCCTTTCTTCATTACAGGTTCATCAGACCTTTGATACCTGGTAGTTCGCTCAAGCTGGATGGCCAGGACCACGGACCAGACTGGAACGGGTTGTGCCCAATCCGGTTGATCCAAGAGCTATCCATTACCGACTGCAAGCCACTCACAAAGTAGTTGGCAGCAACCAGAGCCAGTGCACGAGCAGGCTTCTGACGGATCAAGCGAGCGATCACCTTCTGCACACGCAGATAGTACTTGGTGAACATCACCAGACCCATGTCGTTCATGAACTGAAGACCACGGCCAGAAGGCACGTCGTAGTTGATGAACGATTCTTCAGCCTGACGCAGTGCATCAGCTTTACTCAGCGGATCCTTCGCACGAGTAGTAAGGTGCTCATACAGAGTGTAACGAGCAACCAGGTCACTCAGCTGAGTGGTTTGGCTCAAGAACTTGTACACAGCAGTGTCGTGGGTCATGTAGACCTGACGGCCAATGTCCCGGACCAACTTCGGCAGCTTGCTGGTGTACTTCTCAGTCTTCTTCTGGAGCAAAGACTTGTAGCTGTACTGCGAGTCATTAGCTTCCACATCTTCTACGATGGTGGGCATCAGTCCAGCATCTACCAGCGGCTTGATCGGGTTGCGATTCAGGCGATCCATCAGCACAGCGATCTCATCACGAACAGCTTGCTCACCGGAGGGCAGGTAACCAACGTCAAGTGCACGCTGAAGCTGGATAAGCTTCTTGTTGTCCTGACGATACTGGAGAGCAGCCTTGATGCCGGTAGCGTGAGCACGTACACCTTCGGCCAAGCCAACACCTTCCCAAGCCAACAGAGTCATGTTCGAGACAATGTTGCCTACGAGAGTGGTGATGTTCTTGATTACCAGGATGTCCTTGGCTTCACGGACCAGTTCCTGCATCACATCCTCAGCACGACCAATGCGAAGTGCAGCCTTCTCACCCAGAATGGCTTCAGCAACTCGTACAAGCACCTTCTCAGCGATGTTGCGTTCGTCTTCTGCCAAACCAAACGGAGTAGTCAGACTGTACTTGCGGTAACCCATGATCATGTTCAGTTGATCAGCAGGGATCTGCATGTTGTCGCTACCCCAAGTCTTGCGGATCTCACGCTTGGTGTTCTCCGGCAGCAGTTGGTACAACTCAAGCAGCTGAGGATCAGTACTGTCCTTGCCTACAACCAGGTAGCTGCTAGGACGGTTGGCGTAATCCTCGCGGAACTGGTCGTACATAGCAAGAACAACGTCAGCGTTCTGGATTGCGGAGTCAACCTTGTCCACGATCTGTCCTGCAAGAGTACCAAGCACCTGTTCCATGGAGTTATCACGATCCAGCAGACTGTCACGGTTGTGCTCAGTCATGGTATAGCGGTAGTCCACGATGGCTCCATTCGGGTTCACCACAGGAGACACTCGGCCAGGCTTCTGCTGGCGAGGATCGTAGGAACGATCACGCAGGAACATGTCACTCACATCCTGTGCAATGTTGCGCTTGATGGTAGTGATCGCGTTCTTCGCAGTTCCCGGAGCGGACGACAGCATGTTGGTAGCCTGTCGATCAACTTTGGTACCACGAGCATGCACACCGGTGTAGCTCATCGCACCAGTCAGCAAGCCAACCTGACCACTACCACGACGGGTCACCAGAACCTTGTCGGATTCCAGGCCAGCACGTTGGTCTACCTGCACATCACCAGCAACAGCGTAGCCGCGCTTCTGGAAGTAGGGCAGGTCACTGCGGTCTACGGCCAGCACTTCGATCTTGGAGTCGAAGATGTCCGGTACATAGCCATCGGTGTACAGACGTTCGGTGCCTTGGAACAGGGCATCCTTGGAGCGCTTACCCAAGCCATGATGCATGGCCAGGATCAGATCCACACCGTTGCCATCGGTACGGTTGGATTCGGTCTTCAGCACTTCACGGGCACGGCTCTTCACCTGGGAACCCGAGTACTCCCACCCATAGACAGCTTGCAGCTGGTCCAGCAGTTCGATGGCTTTCGCACGATCTGCCTTGGAGGACTGGAGCACACGCTTGGTACCAAGCATGTCTGCGATGTTCGCACTGTTCAGCATCAGGTTCGGACTGACGTTGCCGCCAATCACACGGTGGTAAGCCAAGTCCTTCACAGCACCCAGGTAATACTGACCATTCGGCAGTGCCAGAAGTTGGTCTTCGAGGTCTTTGCGGAGATTGGCGAACTCGCCATTGTCCAGAAGGACTTCCTTCAACCGATCCATACCCAGAGCTTCACGCAGGTTGCCCATGTTGGTACGCAGGAAACCCTTGGTCAGTGCAGCACGGTCTTCAGTGCTCAGGTACTGACCGTTGTCCTTGAAGCCCTCATTGATCATCGCAGCGGTGTACTCGATGTGCTGCTTACGAGCCATCTCGTTGGACTTGGCTTGCTTGAACAGAGTGTGTGCAGCGAGGTTACCCTCGTGTGCTCCACGCATCTCGTTCACTACCTGCATGGCCATGCCGTGCTGGCTCTTGAAAGCGTTGTCACGGATGCGAGTGATACCGTCCAGGACCAAGCCAACACGCTCATTGGTGATGGTGCTGATGGTCTTGCCAGCTACCCGAACGAAGGGGCTGTCCGACTGAGTGAAGAAGGTCGATTCAGCGATCCGGTTCAGGTTGTCCTTGATGGCTTCACCAGTGTTCGCCAGGGCAGTTTCCACCTGGTCCAGGGCACCCACTTTCTGGTCAGCCAGACGGCCACGACGCTTGGCTTCGATGTCTACCAGACGATCCACCAAAGTGAACAGGCGGCTCTCAGCCACTTCACCCGGACGGGTCTTGTCGTGCAGCTGACCCAGACGGGTAAGCAGGCGACGGAACATCTCCACCAGACGAGTAGCCAGTGGCATACCAGCCAAGGACTTCTCGCTGCTACGGGTAGTGAACTGAAGCAGATTCGCTACTTCTTGGCTCGCTACACCCAGGGCAGCAAAGCGGCTCAGGTAGTCGCTGCGGGAACCCACACGCTCAGGACGGAACAGGAAGTTGTACTTCTCCTGGGCCACATCCTTCTCTGCTTGGGTGGCTTGATCCCACTCGCCAGAGAAGAAGTCCTTCGCAGTCAGTCGATCCTTGGCTTCACGCCACAGATTCTCCAGGCTGCCGCGTACGAAGATACCGTCGTTGCTGTTCAGGGTAGTGGCCACAGTAGCCTCGACCTGCTCCAGCACGTAGGCTTCCTGCGGGCTGACAATGAACGCCGAAGCCAATGCCTGAGAGGCGAATGGCAGGCGGCCAGTGTCCAGGGCCTTCAGGACAGCATCAGTGGTGGTCAGTGCTTGGCCACGAGCAACCTCGTTGCGGAATGCACCCATGGGACCGTAAAGCTCGGTGACGATGCTGTTCAGGACAGACTTCAGCTTGTTGCTGTGAGCCTCGGTAAGCGGGGTCTTCTCGCTCTCTAGGGCATTGAAGATCTGCTCACTGCTCATGGCGTTGACCTGATCTACAGCGTCCTCGTACTTCAGGGTCAGATCGCTACGCTTGGCCATTTGTGCAGCAGCCTCAGCGAACAAGCCAGAGGTATTGCTGATCACCAGAGCCATGGCATTGGTATCGGACGGCTTGGTGTCACGGAACAGCAGGGCAGTCAGGTTACGAATGAACCGCAGCAGCCCGTCAGTGAAACCAGCATCACGCTTACCAGCAGGCATCTCCAGCTTCTTCAGGACTTCTTCCTGGAAGCCCTGGTTGGTCATGCCCCAGCTAACAAGCTCATGCACGTTCGACACAGCGTTGGCGTACTTGGCAGACAGACCACCGTTCTTGCTCAGCATGTCGCTAGCACGGGAACGGATCATCTCCAGGTCGTTGACCATACGCCAGGGCATGGAATCGTAGTTGGAGTTGGCTTGCTTCTTGTCCAGTTCACGCTGGATGGTACGGCCCAGGCTCACATGGAGCAGTTCGTGGGTCAGCATCTCTTCGGTGATGCCCGACTCGACGAACTCAGGACTCTTCACATAGAGCGCTTCGAAGTTGCCCTGGGTTGCATACCAGCCACGAGCCTTGCTCACACCCTCACCGATGGCACCGTCAGGGCCAGTGGTAGAGGTGACCAGCTTGACCGGTACATCTTCACGGATGGACCGGAGAGCAGCACGCAGTACCTGCTTGCGGAACGGGTCATTGGTGCGAGCTACCAGAGCCTCAGCCAGACCACGAGTGGTCAGGTCATTGGTTTCGGTCAGCAGATCCACCAGTGCTTGGTCAGACGGAGTTACCGGCTGGCCCAGTTCACCCCATACCGAGGTCTTGGCACGGCTGTTCTGTTGAACGGCCTGGACCACCTCAGCAGCACGATCTTCCGGCAGGATTTCCTTGGCAGACTCCAAGCTCAGGTTGGACTTCTCCATCACCTGGGCTACCTGCTGGATGTCCTGTTGCAGCTGACCTTCAGCCTTGATGCGGTCCATGGTGTTCAGCGTAGTAGCCGGAGCCAGGGACTGTACCGAGTCATTGCGCAGAGGCTTACGAGCAGCGGGCTTGGCTTCACGCGGAGTAGCCTTCAGCTGAGCGTCGATAGCATCAGCCATCGTTTCCGCTTCAGGGTTGAAGGTGCTACCGATCTCTTCGCGGGCCTTCACAGCAGCAGCACGGTCAGCATCGGTGACGATGTAGCTACCGCCATCGGTGGCGTACTGACCCACTGCACGCATGTTGGCCAGCATGTTCAGCTTGTCGGTGTCAGCCTGTTCAGCGACGTGACGGATGCTGGCCAGCTGAGTGGAGACGGTAGTTTTCTGGCTTTCCAGGTACTTGCCGAACTGGTTTGCAACCTGCGGATCCTGTACCCACTTGCTGAAGCCAGCAAGGGTACGCTCGAAGGTCGAAACCATCTCACTGGCTGCCGAGTAGTTCAGCATCAGCTTGAAGGTCTGCTCGTTCAAACGTTGGCCAGCAGCGTCCATACCCAGTACACCCACACCGTGAGCATCGTGGATGTTCAGGACATCTTCACCCATCAGTGCATTGTGGGAGATGAACGAGTCACCTGCGTGGGTAGCAGTGATGAACGGAGCTACACCCGGACCTTCGTTGACGGTGGTCATGCCACTGGCACGGAAGCTCTTCACGGACTGCTTACGGCCTTCCTCATCGGTGAACTCCAGAGGTTCAGCGAAGTGGACTTCCGAGCGGTACAGGGGAGAGTCGTTCAGTTCACGACGAGTCTTCGCCATCAGCATCCCCGAATCCAGGTCACCACTAGCTTTCGAGAAAGCGGTGTGCAGGATCGGTTCCATGTCCTTCAACTCGTTGCGGATCTGGTCGATCTGAGCACGAGTGAGGTCAGCGAAGGGCTGGCCATCATTGCCACGAGGCAGGTTGGCCGAAGCCAGTAGCTCATCACGGCGAGCCTGGAAGACAGCTTCGTACATCTGGAAAGCCATGTTCGCAGTCTTGTTGATGGTGTCACGGCGAGCGATGAAGACCTCGTAGGTATCGTTCAGTGCACTCTCTACCTTGCTACCCAGCAGGTCATAGAAGGCAGCCTTGATGGCGGTCTGCTGGACCGGGGAGTAGACGGTATTCAGTGCTTGCTCGAAGCCCATGTCGGTAGGCCACAGCTGACGCTTGTCGCTGTTCTTGGAACCAATGAGGCTGTTCACAGCAGCGATCACCTTGGACAGGGCAGCTTGGTCACCAGCATTGGCAGCATCTTCCATCTTGGAGTAGATGGTTTCAATGAAGGCATCAGCCATACCGCTGACAGCAGTCTTGGTGTTGGAACCAAACATCATTGCGGTCAGGGGCTTCTTGATGACGTTACGACCCTTGGACGATACACCGCCTTCCTCGTTGGTCAGCACACCAGTGATGACTTCCACAGAGGACAGCAGCGGGTCATTGCCCAGACGGTCCAGCACAGCCTTGATGGTGCCCTCGTACAAGTCCAGGTTGCCCTGTGCCTTGTAGTCGTTGAACTGGGTGTACGGATCTTCCAGGCTGAAGAAACCACCCTGGTTCAAGGTGTCGAAGCCCTTGGCACCGGACATCAGCAGGGACAGCATAGGACCGTTGGTCACGCCGTCCACTTCGCCGAGCAGCTGGGTAGTGAAGGATTCAGCACCGTTCTCACGGGCGATCTTCTCTTGAGCCAGTGCTACCAAGCCATCCAAGCTGAAGAACTTCTCACCAGCTTCGGCTACGGCTGCCAGGATTGCGGACTCGTTGGCCACAGTGTCTTGGGCCTCGCCACGGAGGATCTCAGCCAGGGCAGATACACCGGCCTGGATTGCCGGAGTGTTCACCTTACTGTCGTACTTGGCCAGCACTTTCGAGGTGTTGTTACCCTCGGTCTTCACACCGAAGGACTCCAGCACACGCAGCTTGAAGCTATCCATCTCTGCCTTGTTGGACAGGTTGATGGTGTTCTCCCAACCTTCCATTGCCAGCATGTGGCGATGCACCTTGCTGGTCTGCGGGTTGATCATGTTGGCAGTCAAGCCAACACGCTGAGGCTTCCACACGCTCCGGTCGAAGTACAGCGGCTGTTCCACGCCAAGGTCAGAAACCTCCTGGATCCGACCGAAGAACTCGTTGAAGTTGTCGATCTGACGCACCAGACCATCGTTCTTGGCTTGAGTGCCAGCACGGTTGGCCTTGTGTACGAACCCACCTTCGATGTCTACAGCACCAGCGATGGTGGCCAATGCGTTCTCGGACAGGTTGCCCCACACTTGGTACATGTCCTGACGAAGACGCATGGGACGCTTACCTGCGTCGTCCAGGATCTTGGCCAGTTCCTTGGGAACAGGCTGCTGAGTACGCTTGGCATTCTTCTGTGTGAAAGGCACAGGAGTGAAGCTCGGCTCAGTCTGACCTTCAGTCGAACCGAACAGCTTGGCCAGGATGGACTGGCTACCGGTATTGGCTTCACGGATCTGGCGAGCAACTGCACCCGGAACCAGCTTGCCATCTACACGCTCACTGACAGGGGTCAGGAAGTAGTGCTTGACACGAGGGTTGGCCGGTTCGTTGGAGTCCATCAGGGACTTCAGCTTGGCATCGCTCACAGTGGTGATCTTGGCCACGCCCATCTTCACCAGAAGAGCCAGGGCATGTTCACCAAGGGAAGCTTCCAGTCGAGCACGCTCGTTCACAGGAGCATTCGGCAGGACTTCCAAACCAAGGACATCAACGATCTTGGCACCCAGTTGGGAAGCTGCGGTGGCCTGGCGAGTACCTACGTTGCCCAGGACTGCATAGGCAGCAGGAGAGACTTCTTCATCAGCGTCCTTGCCCAGGATGGCATTGATACCGGCATCGGTGTTCACCAGGTTGTTGGCAGCATCGATAGCCCAGTCGTACGCACCGTAGGCAATGGCGGTGGTCAGGTTCTCGTCCAGAGTACCGTCAGCATTCACCAGGAACTGAGCATAGTCCCGGAAGTAGTAACGTCTGGCGTCACTGGTCTTCGAGGTGTATGGCTTCAGCGTACGCTCGATGATCGGCTTGGCAGCACGTTGGAACTTCATGAACTGCTTGATGGCAGACTGTTGCTGACCAGTGAAGCTCTTCACACCAGCGAATTCAGCCATGCGGCCTTCACCAGTACGGATCTTGGTAGCGAAGTCTTTGACTGCTACCAGAGGCTTCTGAGTGTCACCGTCGTTACGTGCCGGGGATTGCTGGAAGAAAGCAGAAACCAGATTGGTAGTCTGGTAGTTCTCAGCAGCAACTTCCTGGCCACGCACAGCTTCACCCTCACGGATAGCCGTGAGTTCACCAGTTTTGGCCTCGGTAGCAGGTTCTGCCTGGATCGACTCGGTTTCACTGACTGGGACATCTTCAGTGACCTGAGCGATAGGCGCCTCTACCGGGGCCACCTCTTCAGCTACCTGTACGGGCGCTTCCTGTGCGGGGGCAGCTTCTTGCACCACAGGGGCCGGACGAGCAATAGGACCAGCCTTGACCAGTTCACCCAGGGACTCAGCCGAGCGAGACAGTGCAGTGGCTTCCAGTGCTACAGCATCACGCAGCTTGAAGGAGCGAGCGGAGATCTCCAGACCACCAGCCGACTTCAGTTGGCGGGCAGTCATGGACTCCGGTGCTTCGGTCCAGTTGCCAGCTTCATCACGTACGATACGGATGGAGTTGTCGGTACCCTTGACCTGCTGATACGCAGCGTCGATGGCATTGAACTTCGCCACACGACTGTCAGCGAAGGCACGCAGTTGGTCTACCTGACCAGCAGCCGCTTCTTCGTTGCCGTTCATCAGAGCCATACGCACAGCGTTGCGGTACTGAGGCAGACCTTTGAAGCCATCACCACCAGACTCGATGTCAGTGCGTACACCGCTCAGACCCGTGAGTTCGTTGAGTGCAACCTGTGCTTCGCTGAAGCTACGCAGGGATGCACGCTGCTCAGCGGTAAGGGTGTTGCTGGTGTCAGCTACCAGAGCATCTACTTGCTCCAGGCTCAGAGCATCCGGGTTGATCATGGTCAGGGTGACCAGACGCTCGGAGGCTTCCGGCTGGACAGCAGCTTCCTGAACCAGAGTCTCTACCTCGGCAGCCTTCGGAGCGGCTTCCACTTGGAAACGCTTGATGGCGTCACGAGTAGCGGTCAGTACCTGCTGAGCATCCTTCAGTTCCTTGGCTTGAGCCTGACGCTGCTCAGGAGTGATGTTGCGGATCTGCTCACGTACGCCGCTCAGGTTGGCCAGTTCTTCGTCCAGGCGGGCAACGGTAGCTTCATCAGCACCCTGCTTGGCCTGCTCACGTTGTTCGATGGCTTGCTCGACCTTGGCCAGACCTTCTTCACTGAACAGGACTTGTTCCTGCTCCAGCTGGGATACACGCTGGGCAGCTTCCTGCTCGATGGTGTCAGCCTGCTCCAGGGCACGGTCCTTGACCTCTTGGGTCACACCATCAGCCATGACTTGTTCCTGGAGAACTACCACTGCACCAGCAGGGTTATAGGACTCCGAGGTCACATCGGTCAGGGCAGAGATGTCGCCGGTTTCACGGGCAGCATTCACAGCTTCACGCGAAGCCAAAGCAGCCTCAGCACGGGTAGCACCAGAGCGGGCACCTACAGCAGCACGGCCACCGATGTTCATGGTTCCGCCGACAGCAGCACCAATGGTTGCAGCTTCGACGATCTCTTCCAGGCTCGTGTCCTTCAGGTGGGCAACGTTCTCACCCCAGGTCTGGTAACCCTCGGTCACGCCTTCACGAGCGCTGGAACCAAGAGTAGAGCGGATCAAACCACCGCCTTCACCACGGATACTACGCAGGATGCCAGCAACGGCTACCTGTTCAGCTACTGCCAGGGAGGCAGCAGCAAGACCCATCCTCAGACGATCGTCAGCATCCGGCAGCTGGCCTTGGTTCTCGGCCTGGTACTCGGTGATGCCTTCACGGTATTCATCCGAGGCATAGCCCACGTTGGTAGCAGCACCCAGTACAGGGTTAGCGGCATAGGCCAGCATCTGCGGAGCGTTCTCCACAGTGTACTCGCCGACTGCCAGCGGGTTGGTTGCCGATGCACCGATAGCGGTAGCAGCGGTCTGGCCAACACCGAGTGCACCTTGCACCAAGCCATCCAGAATCTCGCCACGGCTGAAGGACTCGCCTGCATTGCGGAGACGTTCTACGCCACCAGCAGTCGCATCAGCGATGTCGTCGCTCAGTTGGTCACGGCGAGTAGTGTCTACGATGCTAGACCAGTCGAAGAACTTGTCCACGTTGGTAGAGAGCTTGCGGAGTTCGTCCACACCTTGCATGCGTTGCAGCATGGTCTGGGAAACACCGTCGTCACCGGCAGCAGTCTGGCTCAGGATGGCTTCATCGCCTTCCTGCATCTGGCCGGAGACATAGCGGTTGTAGGCTTCGATGGCTTCGTTGGTTACGCCAGCCTGACCCATGTCAGCAGCAGCGTTGATCGGCAGAGCAATCACGTCGCCGAGAACACGGCCAGTACCGGATACGAAGGAAGCAGCAGTGTTGAGGATCTCAGTGCCAGCAGCACCGGGGGTGATACCCATCTTGCCGATGAGGGATTCTTCCACGTTGCGCTTCTTGCGCTCGCGGATGCCGTCGAGGTCGTAAGCCTTCTGCGAACCCTTCATGTCCAGGCCCACACTGGCAAAGTCCAGAGCGTCGAATGCCGGGGTAGCCCCGGCATTCGCCTCTTGACGATCCGACAGGAATTGATCCAAGTCGAAATCAGCCATCTATCGTTTCCTCCCTCGTAGTGCAAAAGTTAGATCATCGGTTGGGTCCATGGTAACACCCTTTTCCCGTTCTGCCGAGCGAGTTACCTTAACGGCATTTGACCGTTTTTGGTTGGCGATGTCCGACACGGTTTTCAGGAAGTTTTCCCGAATGGTCGGAGCGTCTTCTCGCATCTGAGTCATGCCATCAGTGGTCATGAGTTCGATAATCCGTTTCTCCACGTCACCGGCATTATTGAACAGCCAAGTGTTCGTGGTGTTGAACGCCTGCTCCAGCAGCTTCGACGGGACTACAGCAGTACGTCCGTCCGGCAGCTTGATGCCATTGGTGGCGAAGTCCACGAGCATGTTGTTCAGATCCTGGCGGTCACCTTCCCAGCCGAAACCAGACTTCACAGCCTTGTCTACGATCTTGTTGACCGAACCCAGCGGATCCTTGTCAGGCTCGACAAACGGGTTACGTGCAACTTCCCGTTCGTAGTCCTCGGTAGCCGTCCGTTGCAGGGTATCCAGTTCTGCGTTAACCGCACCGATGGTTGCTTCAACCTTCGTGCGATCTTGCGGAGCCAGACCCTCCAGGGATTCCCGGAGTTCCATCTCTTGCTTGGCCTGGGCGATACCCTTCGAGCTTACCCCTGCATCCACGAGAGACTTGAGTGCAGCATTCCGCCGCTCGGTAGGAGAGGTATTGGCTTGTACACCAGCTTCGTTCAGCGCATTGCTGAAGGCATCAAGCTGGTCTTGCGAAGCACGGCTCATGTCGGGCATGCCCTGGTCATCGGTAGGCATACCGACTTCCTTGCCCACGATCCGCATGATCTCGCTCTGAGCCTGGCGGGACTCGTCGTAGTCCTGGAAGGTAGTAGCGATGGTTCCCGAAACCAGCTTCGCTTCATCCCGATCACGGCGTAGTTCATCACGCTGCTCACGAGTGAAAGCCAGGTTCTCCCGACCAGCAGCCATAGAGAGGGAGTGTGCTTCAGCTGCCCGGTTGGCCGCTGCCTGTGCACGCTGTTCACCAGCTGCCCGGTACTGCCGATTCTGGATAGCATCCTGCACACCGGTGAGTTCCTTGCGGATCTCGCCCTCGTTGATCAGCTGTTGCTCAGCCAAGATCTGGTTGACTTCGCCAGCACGGCCTTCAGCTGCCAGGGTACGAAGCTGATCTACGATGCCTCGTTGACCTACCTCAGCCTGCATGTCGTCGAACTTCTGAGTAGCAGCCGCTTGGTTCTGCTGAGCACTGATCTGCTTGGTGATCGCATCACGAGTAGCAGCACGATCCAGGTTCATCCCCATCGCATCACGTTGGGCCTCCAGGCCACTGCGATAGTCTGCGTTGCTGAGTTGTTCCAGGGTGGATGCTGCCACCTGGTCCAGATAGCTTTGCGTGTTGGCTTCACGCTGCAACTTGGCATTGTTGACGTTCATCTCCTGTTGACGGGAGATGATGTCACCCAGTGCACCAAGTGCTTGTTGGACACCGGAGCAGACATCGAAGATGCACTGCCAGGACTTACCGTTGCACCAATGTTACGCCAAGTGATCTCTTGGGCCATTAGCGAATCCGGTTCCGTTCCATGTAGGAATCCACAGACTCATAGGCCGTGGGGTTAGATGCCACTCGGGCACGCTGCCGGTCTTCCAGGTTGGTATTGATCGACTGGCGTTGAGCACCATAGTTCATATCGAACTGACGGCGAGACTCTGCCAGTTGATCCCGTGCAGCACGCTGCTGTCGGTTGGCACCAATAGCACCGAAGACAGCTTGGCCAATGCCCAGGGCAGGCATCACCCAGCCACCGGTCTGAGCACCGCTCGGAGCTACACCACCGAACATGGAATCACGGCTGAAGATGTTGCTGAAGCCAGACATGAAACCACCACTACCAGAGGCAGCAGCATTCACGTCTACAGCAGGCATCTGCATCTGTAGTTGAGTTTGGGGACCACCCAAGCCAAAGGAACCGAGAGTGGAAGTATCCAACTCGACTCCGAAAGGCATATCACTGTACGGATAGGCCATTGTTGATTTCCTCTATGGTTTCGTTTATGGAAGGAAGCTGTAGCTTAGCATCTACGAAGTATTCCGTCAGTTGGAAGCTTGCAGCCCCAATGTTCCCCGCATGTACAGTTCTGGAGAAGAAGTCATCAGTACTTTCACCCAGGATAGCCAGCGGACGGTTCACGAAGTCTTCACCCTGAAGTGCTTGGAACTGAACCAAACCAAGTTCACGACGCTGGTCTTCCAGACTCTGGAGTTGGTCAGCGTAGTACGTCTGGTTCCGCTCCAGTTCCTTCAAGGTATCCATCAGACCAGCTTGTTCCATGGTCTGCGATTCCTTGGCGATACCATGGCTCACTGCCATGAGGTTCTCGCTCCAGGTAGCGTTGTTGGACATCCCATAGGCACCAACAGCCAGGGCAGCTACCGCAGCCAGGATACCCAACTCAGGCCCAACAGCACGGACGAACAGCTTCACACCGTAGCTGACGGCCAGGGTAGTGACGATCATCTGCACGATCACCATGGTCAGAGCAGCCACTCCGAGGGAGGCTGCTGCGACGATGGTTCCCCAGGCACTACCAGCTGTGAAGATGGTGACTGCCACAGACACCACAATCAGGATCACCTTGAAGAAGCCACTGGCATACCAAGGGGTCTTGATCTGTACCTGGGTGTTGATCGCCATGTGCAGGCTACGGCACAGGAGTTGTTCCTGCGCCCTCAAGCCAAGCTGACTGAGTACTACTCGGTCCACAGGGATCAGCAGTTCAGGTTGACCCAGTTGGGCTACGTGCCCTTTCTTGCTGGTGATCTGGTAGTGCATTGCCGGGTTGTAGATGATCACCTCGTCGTACATGGAGTCCATGGCCTGACGGGTGTAGGTATACGCCGGCTGCTGGGTCTTGATCTGTCCAGAGGACTTGTCGGCCATACCAGACTTCACGTTGATGAAACCAATAGGCCCAACCTTCCCCGACTTGCGGTTAACCGTGATGCCGCTGAAGGAGAAGTCCATCTTGAAGTACTTGTCCCGCATGGTGATCATCTGGTCAGCCGTGTTGGAGTAATCCCCCAACTTGCCCTGGAGGTTCTCTGCCTTCTGGATCTGAGCCAATGCCTCAGAGTGCAGCAGCAGCAGGTACTCGAAGATGTAGGTCAGCTGGTCCTGGTTCGTTGCCCCTGGTGGCACACCGTAGAACAGGACTACCTGAGCCACGTCACCAATGTCCGGGTCAGCATGAACCCCGTCGATAAGCTCATCGATCCCGATACCGGAGATCTTGGCCACCTCCTTCACATCCCTGTAGGCATTGCCTGGGATGTCCTTCACGTTCATCTTGTTGAAGCGGCAGTACATCCAAGGGTAGTAGGTACCCTGCTTTGTGTAGTCGAGGTTGAACACACCATCGATCAGCGGATAGGTTCCCTTGCCGTCTTGATAGGTGAAGAATCCTTGGGTTCCGTTCTGCCTGCGGTACCGCACCTGATGGTAGTCCAGGGACAGGTCCAGGTTCATGAGCATGCGGATGGTTTCCTGCTTGATCACACCCTGAGCATCCTTCCACTCGTAGGTCAGTAGAACGTAGTCCTCGCCGTAGGAGTTGTCAGTACGGTAGGGTGACCAGCCAGCGAACTGCCCCATTCCTCCAATGGTGTTGTACGGTCGGCTTGGTGCATACCCAGACTTCGGACTGAAACCAAAGTCCTGGAGCATACCCTTGTTCGCTGTCTCGTCTGCCCATGCCACAGTGTCGGTCTGGAAGACGGGGATCATGTCGAACAGGTAGACCTTTGAACCCTTCGTGGTGCTGAGTCCAGGCAGTTCATTGGTCAACGGGTTGTACTGGTACAGCCGAACCAATTCAGTGAATCCCCAGTGCAGGGAGTTCAATGGACCGAACTGGTTGTAGTAGGTGGTGATCGTACCTTCACTTCGTGCAATGGTTTGAACCACTACAGCACGAGCATCCACTCCATTCACTACCTTGGACTCTGGCAAGCCCCAGTAGTAGTTATTCCTTTGCGCCCACAGGTACGCAGTGTTGGCCCGTACTCCAATGGAGTCAGCCAGCTTCTCTAGGATGTTCTCGACGATCCCAGTCTCGTGGGTAATCCCCTGGATCACACCAGTACGGGGAGAGTCCGGGATGTGAGCATCATCGAACACTCGTTGCACTGTAGTGTTCACCACAGTCTTCTTCTTGCTACTGAACAGACCCATGCTGTCCTCCAATAAAAAAGGGGAACCGAAGTTCCCCTTAGTGTACAGCACGCTGTTTAGGCACCGACACCAGTCATCAGCATGTTCACTACCCGCCCGACGTTGGCATCGTCCAGCCGGTTGGTGGTGTTGGCTTGAGTACCGGTATCAGTGGTACGGCGTACGTTCCAGGTATCGATCAGGATCTTGGCAGCCTTCTGCTCAGCATCACGCTTGAAGCCATCAGCCTGAGCCTTGTACAACTCCTTCTGGCGACCGATCACAGAGTCGGCATCCACACCAGCACCGATGGTTTGGGCACGTTCGGAAGCTACCTTCTGGCGTACCAGAATGGTCTGCTCCTGGGTGTTCAGACCTTGGTCCTTGGTCAGATCGAACTGAGCCTTCAGCAAGCATTCCTGAGCCACGAGGTTCAAGAGTTCCTGCTTCATGTTCAGGACTTTCTGAGTGGACTCCAGTACCTGCTGTTCCATGACCTTGGTCTGTTGGACAGCAGTCAGTACGTCTTGCTTGGTCTTCGCAGTCTGCTCTTTCACAAGCAGGTCTTGGAAACCAGCAGACAGGATCTCTTGGTCGATCCGACGAGTCTGTGCAGTCTGTACCTTGGTCTGTTCTTGAACCAGAAGATCCTGGAAGCCAGCAGAACGAATCTGAGAATCCAGCAACTCACCTTGCTTCTCGGTGAGCTTGATCTGTGCTTCGACCAGTGCAGCCTTGTTGGCGGCTTCATCCTTCTGAAGCAAAAACATCACGGCGTTCTGAAGAGCAGCCGTGATGCCACCAGTGAGAACAGCTGCGTACTCCTGCCCCTTCAACCGCCCTGCATCGTGCTCTTTGGCCAGATGCAGGCGGGTGACTTGCAGGAGTTGGTCGAGAGCACCTTTACCGTCTAGCTTGACCTCGGTGAGGTCGGCAATGGTAATCGGCTCTACGGCCATGGCTTAGTCCTCCTTGAAGGAACCGTTGACTGCCTGCTGCTTGCGGAGGGATTCGAGTTCATCCTCGCTCAGCTGCGGCAGGATCTCCACGGAGAATTCACGTACCGACTTCGACCGGCGTACCTTCTGCGGACCCATCGGGGTCTGCTCGGTAACCGTGTAGAAGTGCTGGTACTGCTTGGACTTGATGAAGTTCAGCAGGGCTTCCGGCACATGCCAGTCCACCTCGTACGGAACCAGGCGGCGGATCGTACCGATCTCGTCGTTACCGATGCTGAAGTACTCGGCATCCCAGTCGTTCTTGTTCGGGTTGTGGCAGGTGATGCGGCAGCGGATCAGACGATGCGCAGCCAGCCGGCGATCACGACGCAGTTCACCTTCGGTCTTCGGACGCGGTGCTTCGGCGGCCTTGAGGGCAGCTGCACCAGCTTCGGCGGACGGCTTCGGGATGGACGAGGTAGCTTCGGTGGCTTCGTCTTCTTCCTCGTCGCCGACAGCTTCGTCGTTCAGGACGGCATTGATCTTTTCACGCAGCTTTTCCACGCCGGTATTGGAGCGGAAAGAGATGCCCAGGGCAGTAGCTTTTTCTTGCAGGACTTCCAACTCGGAACGGGTATCCGGGGATTCCAGCGGTGCTTCACTCAGGTTTTGCAGTTCGTCGAGGGACATGGGTGATTCTCCAGGGTAAGAGTTAAGAGGGGGAGGTTACCCTCCCCCATGCCTAGTTACAGGCGTGCCACGGTCTTCAGCAGGGCGATCCACTCGGGGCGGAACACCATGAAGCCGTAGTACCACTTGATGGACATGAAGCCCATCTCGCCGTACGGGTCACTGCGGTCGGCAGTGGCTTCGCCAGGGCGCTTGGTGATGATCTTGAACTTGACGTTCTTGCCATCGGTAGCGAAACCGACAGTGGTGAACGCCTCGGAAGCTACACACAGCATCGGGAAGACACTGTACTTGCCGCCGGACTCATGCATCGGAACCTGGTCGTTCGGGTCCACGGCCTTGCCGACGCCGGCCCAGTGCATCATCTGCGGGTTGACGATGACGCGGAAGCGACCCAGCTGGCCGACTTCGCCGTGCATGGTGGCACCACCGGCAGCGTACTTCTCGATGGGGATGAAGGCCGGATTGCCGTGGTTGTCCTTCATGGCTTCGATGGTCGGAACCAGATCGGAACCAACGTACAGAGCACGGGCGTTGCCCACGGTACGGGTGTCGATCATGCGGGTACCGGTGATCATCTTGATCTTGGTCGGAGCACGCGCGTTGTCCAGGTCCAGACGCAGACGCATCAGCGAGTCGTAGGTGACCTCGGTGGTGGCGTCGACTTCAGCGTCGGAGGTTGCAGCGCCCGGATAACGGACGGTGCCAGCCGAGTTGAGCAGGTCGATTTGCAGCAGGTCTTCGGTGATCTCGTTCGCGCCCTTCACCATTTCGGTGGTGACGTGACCTTCCATCGCCGGATCGCTGTCGAAGTCGAGTTGCTCTTGGGTGTACTCGCGGAAGAAGCCGTACTTCTCCAGCTTGCCCTTGATCTCGACACGCTTGAAACCAACACGGTTCACGCGACCGCCGATCTCGGTGAGGGTCGGCATCTTCGCGGTGATGTTGCCCACGTCACGGCTCGAACCGTAGAGGTTGCCGTTGGCGATGGTAGCGCCGGAAGCGTCGATACCCTGGTCGTTCACGTTGCGGTCGTCGAGCAGCGGGATGTAGTGCAGTCGCACGATCTCTTTGCCGTAGTGCTTCGGCATCGAGAAGGTATCGGCCAGCTGACCGAAGTACGCTTCCTTGGCGGCGTCGATGAGCGCGCGCTTGTACCAGTAGCGGGTATGGATCTGGGGACCGATGGAAGACTCTACCCCGTTCGCGGGGTCGTTGTACTTCATCGGCTTGATGTTATCTACAGGACCGGCCATGAGATGTTTTCCTTATTCCAGTTTCAGGGATTGCTTAGTTGAAGCCCAGCTTCTCGAATTCTTCGTCCGACATCGCCAGGGGATCGAACTGGGCAGGCTTAGCCTTTCCAGATACAGTTTTGGTCGGAGCCGCAGCCCGACGTTTTTCTTTCACAGCCGCTTCCTGTGCCTTGGTGCGGGTGGTGACTCGCTTCACCGGTTCAGCGGGTGCTTTACGTTGGCTTTCAGTGGCCGAGGCTTGAACCAAATCGTCGAATGCACCTTGAGCCTGAAGCTCATCCCCAACCGCCTTATATGCGTGCAGGTACGGGGTACTATCAGTGATCGTGCCGAATGCCTTACGGCGCTGGATCTCGGAGTCGATTCGGTCGAATACCCCATTGGTCATGTGCTGTTCGAAGTAGCCGATGACTTGAGGATGTTCGGAAACCAACTTCTGAGAAGTTTTATCCAACTTGCCCAGCGTAGTAACCACTCGGTTGTAGGATGGACTGTGCTCGATGGAATCGAGTTGTTCGTCCAGTGCTTCACGAACTTGGTTGAATGGTACAGCAGTCGGTTTGTAATCCGCAACACTCTTCTCATCCAAGTCGAGCGGATCTACACCGGCATCTTTAGCCAACTTAGCGATGGCTTCAGGTTTCTTGTGTTTGAGAAGATCGACCACATTGGCGATAGTCTCCGGGTTCAGCAAACCAGCATCATCCAACTGACGCATCATGTGCAGGTTCGGTTTGAGCGCGGACATCTTGTGGTTGTAGTTAGCACCCATCTGCATCAGACGGATAGCCTCTTCCGGCGTCTTGACCTGGAGATCACGGCCATTCGCTTTGAACGGTGCAGTGATCTTCGCCATGAAGTCAGCAGGATCTACCTCTTGCTTGGTAGCCTCGGACTTCTTGGCTTCAGGTTCTTCTTCAGCCGGAGTATCTTCCGACTCTTCCTTGTCGCCGTCTTCTTCTTCCTGCCCCGACTTTTCTTCAGTCGGTTTCTCTTCCGCAGGAAGATCGCCGAGTTCATCGTCAGGCGAGTTGAGAGGATCTTGTTCCTCCTCCTGTTCTTCTTCCTGCTCTTCATCAGCAGGTTCTTCTTCTTCTTCCTGGACAACTTCTTCCGACTGCACGTCGTCTTGTTGTCCTTGCTCGGGTTCTTCTTGATCGGAGCGAGTCTGCTCTTCTACTTCGTAGAACTCGGGCAGATCGTCGTCACTCATTTCGAGGAAGTCAGCCATTACTCTTCATCCTCCTCTTCGCGTACACGTTCGAGTTCAGCGTCACAGTCCTTGATGGCCTGTTCAGCTTCGTCACCACGTACGCCGATCAGTTGGAAGTAGGTGTGCAGAGCGCCGACCGCATCGATCTCACGGATGATGCGAGCCTGCATCTCTGGGGACTCCATGTTCTTGTCCGCCTTGAGCAGGACCAGGCGTGCAGCGTTGTCCTTGAGGAAGTCATTGAGGATCAGCGCTTGGAAGTCCCGGTTCTTGTGCAGACGCAGCATTGCGTCACGCAGCCGGACGAACTTCTCAGCGTTCTTCCGGGTGATCTGAATAGCGTGTTCTTCGTTCATCTTTGCAAATCCTGTCAAGTAAAGGGGTGTTGGTTCACCGTAAAGGTGAACCAACTATAGTGAAGTTAACTACTTTTGGGAAGTCCTTGCTGAAGTAGCTTCATCGAGTCGCTTCAGTTGGCTGTTCAGCATGGCCAACTTACCCTGTGCCTCGGACTGTGCCTGTTGCAGTTCACGCTTACGTGCCTGCTGTACACCGGACTCCTGTTCCAGGAAGTTCAGATCGGTCATGTCAGCCTGGCTAGCAAGAGCACGAGCCTTGGCTTGTTCAGTACCAACCTTCGAATCCTGCAAGCCAGCACCAGACATGTAGTGAGCAGCGCGTGCACGTTCAGCTTCGATCTGTGCCTGGAGCAGCATGAGTTCAAGCTGTGCCTTCTGCTGTGCAATGGGATCGGGCTGAGGCTGGAACTCACGGATACGCTTGGCGAAGTCCGGCATCTTCTTCAGTTCCATGATCTGACCCATGATCTGCTGAGCCATCATCGGGTCCATGTTCGGTCCCATGGTTTGCAGCATGAAGGTCAGGTCATTGACCTTGGCGTTGTCCTCTTCGGCAGTGGAGATGTCCAGCTTCAAATCGAAGTTGCCAGCAAGGTCATCCCTGCGGATGTCCACGAAGTGCTCATTCGTGATCCGTACCACTTCCACATCGTCCAGGAACTCAGCGTTCATGGCTATGATCTTCCGCCCGATCTCGATGATGCCAGCCGAGAGACGGCGAAGGATTCCAAGCTCACGCTTCGATGCAGCATCCAATGCACCACGTACAGCAGTAGCGGTGTCACCGAGTGCAGCACCAGAGATGCCAGCGTTGAAAGCCTTCACGCCAGTCATGGATTCAGCTTCTGCTTGTTGCAGGTTGATCATGTACTGAGCGGACTGCGGGATCTCTGGGAAGGTGTGCATGTGCACAGCAGCCCGTGGGTCTGCACCTGGGTTGAACTCATAGTTCTCACCCCGGTCGAAGCGGCGACGGTTGGTTACGTCAAGCGCACCCTTCATCACACCGACTTGGCCATTGGCCGAACGAGCCATGGTGTCGATCATCCCTCGGGTGACAGCACCGATGATCCGCTGGTTGTCGATGAGCAGAGCACCATCACTCTCACCGTAGAGATCCCGCTTACGAGGGATGTAGTTGACCACCACGTAGGGGATACGCTTGTCCGGGAATGGGTTCTCTTCCATCCGAATCATCACAGCACCAACCCAGGTAGCTACGATGGGATGCAGGACACCATCACCATGGATGTCGTAGTAACCCCAGTACTCGTGAACCACGAGACGCTTACGGCTCTTGTCCTGGAAGTCGAAGTTACGGACACCTTCGGAAGGTCCGGTGTAGTCCGGTTCGGATAGAAGGTTCTGCCCTTCTACCTGGATCTTGTCCAGGTTCTGATACCGACCGTCAGCCTTCAGTTCGGCGTAGGAACTCTCGAAGGTTTCGATGAGGAACTTCGCCTTGCTGAAGTCACTGCCACAGGAAGGGTCGATGACTATGTTGTTGTAGTCGCACACCTGAACAGTAGGATGGTTCTCTACCGTCTCTTCCCGTTCTTCTTCTTCCGAACCAACAGGCACTGCCCGTACCTGGATACCGTTGGCTTCCGTCTCTTCCAAACCAAGACGAACATCCTCGGGGATCTCCGGGTACTCCGAAGGACTCTCTTCCCGGATCTGTGCTGCGGTCTGGTAGATCTGTGCCAGTTCCTCGGAACTGTCCGGCATCATCTCGTAGGTGACTACCTGCTCCTTCACCGTACGGGATTGGTAGTTCCAGCCTACCTTCACGATGATCGTACCTTCGTCCACACCAGCACGAACGTACTCGTCGATGAACCTCTGCTTGTTCAGCTTGGTATTGAACTGCTGGTTCAACACCAGACCGTTCTGCCTTGCAGACTCAGCATCTTCCCAGGTGACAGGGTTCACTTCGAAGATGTTGGGACTGGATAGGAAAGGTTCAGACAGAGACGAGTATCGCCACTCTGCTTGCTTCCGAATAGTCGGAGGCTGCACAGCGGACTTGCCTTTCTCTGTCTTGGGCTTTCCTTCACCACGGACGTGCATGTAGTCGAGCCAACGATTGATCTGCGTGATCTTCTCGTCGGTGACCTGCTTCGCCTCCTGGTAGTCTTGCTTCAGCTGAGCCAGTGAGGGAGCATTGCTCCACTCAGGCTGGAGTCGCTTACTGGGATCCCCATCCTCGTTGGGAAGGGTCAGGTAATCTTCGTCCACGTCTGCCATAGTTACTCTCTTTCAAACCAATGAGGTAAGAATCTTGGAAATTAAACAACTGAGCCCGAACTTTATCATGCCCGTGCGTGCCAGTGATACCGCAGGTGGGTCCGACATCTTCATGCCGGAGGGTGGGGTGGCTTATCCAAACCAACCAACCAAGGTAAAGCTGGGCTTCTCTGCTTCTGTACCGGAAGGGCATGTAGCCTTGCTGCTGCCTCGCTCGGGTACGGGAAGTAAAGCAGGTCTTCGCCTGCGTAACACCTGCGGAGTGATCGACTCCGACTATCGTGGGGAGTGGGTAGCTGTAGTCTCCACCGACCGCGAACCCTTCCACTGGGAAGCCGGTAACCGTGTGCTTCAGATGCTCATCGTTCCGGTGGCTACACCCGAACTTCAACTCGTCGAAGAACTGTCCGAAACCAATCGTGGTGAAGGCGGCTTCGGCTCCACTGGGGAATAACCCATGCAACTGATCAAAGAGTACGAACACGCCAAGCCCCTCAAGTTCAAGGGCTGGCAGGTAAGCGACGACCATGAGCAGAACGTCCAGGCTCTGCAAGAAATGCTCAGCACCTTCCCCTTCATCACGGCAGCCTTCGGCGACAACGCTGATGGCGAACGTGTCTACTCCCTCAGCAACTTCAACGAGGGTGCCACCCTGGACGTGAAGGCCGGTGAATGGATCTTCGTCAACGAAGAAGGTTCCATCGAAGGCTGGTCCGCTGAAGTCGGTGCTGTCCGCTTCAAGGAAATCCAGGCGTAAAAAAAGAGGGGACCGTCCTGGTCCCCTCACCCTTACACCCAACCTCCCCTTGTGAATCGGTCCTGGTTTCCTACCGGATCGATACGCAAGTTCTGTGCGTCCAGATTCGCACACTCTGCTTCGTACTTCTGCGAGAAGTTGAACCCCTCTTGTGCAGTGTTCTCCATGAAGCCAATCGGAGTCTGGCAACGTGAAGCAACAAAGTACAGCAGAGCTTGGAGGTGAGTATAAGGCAAATCAATGTCGATGCAACCCCAACTGTCCAGGTTGTCCACACAGATCTTCATCGGTGTAGGTGCACGACGGTACCGTACTTCCAGAGTCTTGCTCGACGAATGACAGTAGAACTCATCACTGATCTCCAGTACATCGAACTCAGGAGTAGTGATATTGAGCGGCTGCCAGGTATCGTTGAGGTAGTACTCCACTCCATTGTCCCCGATGATCTTCTCGATCTTCAGGATGGACTGTCTGTCCAGCTTGTTCCCCTCAGTGATGAACTGAGGTACTCCAGGCTTAGGCTTCTGTCCCACTTGGTATGCAGGACGTAGAGGATACAACCTCCGGCCTTCTTCAAGTTGGATCTTCAGCATACCTTCCTTGAGCAGGAACCTCTTGTGCAGGTCCAGTACTCCAAGGTTGATTGCACGAATCAGCGAAGGAACTCGCTCCAGTACGAGAGCACCAGTGTCGATGTTCACGTACTTGATGTTGCTGAGTTCCCCCTCTGCTAGCAGGTCAATGACCTGCTTGAGTTGGATTGTCATACGATGTAGCTCTCCCCTGCTAGGTAGGTATTCTCTTGATGAGATGCCTCTTCCCAGATCATCTCACTGTCATTGTACTCCATGCGGATCTCTTGGCTTGGAGGGATTGGATTCATCAAAGCCAGCATAGAGATGGTGTCGAGGAAGTCATCGTGCTTGGATCTGAAGCCACCAGCTGAAGCCAAGCGAATCTCATCTTCGAACTCTACCATGCACCGTGTGCTCTTCATGTCGTAAGGGAAGAACATCTTCCCTCGCTTGAAATGAGGAACCATGGCCATGAATCGCTCCAGCTTGTTGGTAGTAGGACGCAAGCCAGGAGTGCTACTACCCTTCTCCGAAACCATGTGAAAGTAGACATCCTTGTTCACCATCTCCCGCTGGATCAGTGGGATGTACCCGCCCTGCTGGCCGGAGACTTCGATGCCTACCCCAAGTGGACGCCACTTGGCACACAACCGGAAGAGATCGTCCAGGTTCGCTCCCATGTCCTGGCGTTCACAGATACCATCTACCCACAGCCAGTCCTCGTTGTGAGAGTAGGCCCAGACACTGATGATGCTGAAGTCACTGGCCTTCTTCGCAGAGGTAGCGAAGTCAGTAGTGACGTAGAAGTTGTACCGCTTCTTGTTGTCCAGCACGTTGCGACGCATGTACCAAGCCACCTCACCATCCTGGATGAGTCGGTCTTCGTCGGACATGATCTGGAGCATAAGCTCCTGGTTGAACGTCTCGATCTTCCCTGCCTTCTTGGCCAGGGTGTACTTCTGCAACACGAAGTCATAGGTGAAGCGGTCAGGCCATGCACCACGGAACTCTTCCCTTGAGCAGGGGAACCGCTCACATACCGGGTAGACGTTGACCTTCCAAGCACCAGACTCCACTGCTTTGTACAGTGGATCCTTCGCGTTGAACGGTGTACCCGACCAGATGATCATGTTCTTCTTCGGGTGCAGTGCATAGTCCACTGCCTTGTACACCGTGTCCTCAATGGCTGCGATGACAGTGGGCGAGCGAGCATCTTCGTCCGAAACCAAGTCATCCAGTACCGCAAGCTGCGGACGTTTACCCATCTCCTTCGCACCACGGACACCAGTCTTGGCACCGTAGCCTTTGACGATGAACACCTTCCCATCCAGGTTGGTGAACTTCCAACGGATATCAGTGAAGCTGGTCTGGGGGATGTACTTCCTCAAGAACTCAGAGTTCTCCCAACGGAACTCCAGGTTCTTACGCATGTTCTTCACACCGTTGTCGATGGAGTCCGATACATACAGAGCAAGGTCTACCTTACCGAAACCAGGAAGCTCACCGTACAGTGCAATGTACAGGAACAGGTACTCACCCATCACGGTGGTCTTCGCTGCACCACGGAACACCATGTTGGCGATCCGGGTCTGACCAGATCCAATCTGGTCAAGCATTCGCAGGTGAAGTACTGGTGTCTTGTTCTCTTCCCCTTCGTTGCCGTTGACCATCTTGATGAAGTCAACGAACTGCAAGGCAAAGATGCTGGGGATGTACGAAGAGTCATCCCCATAGACTACTTCACGAAGCCATTGCTCTACAGACTTGGAGGCTTCATCCAAGCCAGCGAAGTCCACCTCATCTGCAACAGCTTTCGCTATTGGTGTGGCGTCCAAGTTCATTAGGCAAGCTCCCCTTCGATCACTTCACCGAAGTCCATGTTGCGTTCAGCTACATCCTTCGCCGACATCTGCTTGCCTGCAATCATCTCCTGCTGGAGACGTGCCAGTGCTTCAGCGTTTTGCCGCATGATGTCGATGGCATCTGCTGCACGATCACTGACATCTATCTTCAGCTCCGTCTTCTCCGGCGACTTCAGGTGAGTGAGCAGACTGTTGGCGGATTCCTGCTGCACCTTCTCCGACTGAGCATTTTGCATCAGGTGGAACAGATGGTTGATCGCCTTCTGCTTGATGTCAGCATTGAGCACATGGCATGGGATCAGTGCCTGTTCCAGGATGAGGTTCACCAGCTTCGATTTGTTGTAGCTGGTGATGTAGCTGGCCATGTCCTTGTTGGCTACACCCTGCTGGGTCCACCGTTGGATCTTGGTGGGGAAGGTACGGGTGTAAGCCTCGGTGTTGTTCAACCCCATCAGCTTATAGGTCACGTACTTCGAAGCATGAAGGTAGTTGTCCAGCTTGAACTTCCCTTCCTTCATCACATGGGTGTACCCAATGATGTTGTCCCTGAAGGCTTCCGCCATGTCAGGATCGGACAGCATGTCATTGAGTGTCTTCAGCACTTCCGGGGAGATGGACTTCTTCATCTTGTCCGGTAGCACAGAGCGGAACTCATCTACCGTCAACATCCCAGGCTGAGCAGTAGTGGCGGGGGTGGTGGTCATCTTAGTACCTCGGTTGTCTATAGGTTGTGCCGAGGATAACACAACGTACAAACCAAGGAGTAAACCCTGAAACAAGAAGCTTACGTACGCCAGATAGTTAACGGTGGACTCTCTCCCCGTAACTGTCTGGTAGAACTGGGTGCCTCTGTCTACCTGCTAGAACAAACCAGGGCATACCATGCTGACCAGGACTCACGTTGGTTCCTCGCCGCAGGTACCATGGTTCGGGTATCGGGTATGTCCTACCGCCTGACGGACAAGGGGAACATCCCTCTTATCGTGGTACAGAAGGACAACGCAGATGGCGTGGTCTACTTCGCTTTGGTCAGCCCGGATCACCTCTGCTATGCAGAGTGCCCAGCTGATCGGGTACTGGAGATCTACAGAACAGACCTGATGCTGAAGCTCCTAGCGAAGCACGGCTATCAAGATGTTGTCCATGTAGCTGCACTGCTACAGAGCTACGGCATCAACAAGCTCAAGGAGGATCTTCTCTGATGGACATCAGCTATGCGCATGTCCAGATGAAGCTGAAGGATGAGAAGACTACCTTCCACAAGGTAGAGATCCCATACTCACTCAGTGAAGTACAGGGTGACTTCTACTCTACCGTAGCTCAGATCCTCAACCTGGTACGGAGGGAGACTGGCGTCTCTGTTCTGAACGTCACTCACTCACGAGTACTCTTCACTGCGGGGCCAAGCCAATGAAAGCAGACTGGGTGTCCAACCTGATCTTCGCTCTGGTCTGGTCCTTGTACGTGCCCAAGCCAGCAAGCGAGGAACACCTCTGGCTCTTCCACCTGTTGCACTTCCTCTTCGCACTCATGCTGTGGACGGCGATGGACGTGATCAGGTACTTACCCGAATGGCGAGAGAAGCCTGTCTTCGCCTTCATCATCTTCGCACCCATGGTACCGATGAACCTGTACGGAGCCATGATGCTACTGGAGTTTTTATGGAACTGAACGACACGGGCAAGGTTCGCATTATCCTGACCATCCAAGGCAAGGCTTACTACCTTGATACCCTTCTCACCAGGGATGAATGGGACACCATGACCGACGCGCAGAAGACCAAGTACATGAACGAGTGGGTACTGGCTTCGGTGAGCATCCGTCCCCAGATGCCTTCCTCGGAATCGGACATCCTCAAGCACAAGATCCGTGAACTGGAACTGGAGGTATCCCGTCTGAAGAAGCAGGCTACCCCGACCTTTCGGTATCCACCGGGTGTAACCATCGGTCATCTTCCCGACCAACGGTAGTATTCCGGGCACAAAAAAGGAGGCTTTAGGGCCTCCTTCTACCCCCTATATAATATATAGGTAATCCCCCGTGGGTGAGTAATACCAAGGGTACCACGAGGAATTACCCTCGTCAACCCCTCGCTCCGCTCGGGGTTGACTCGGGCCGCAGGCGCCGAGGCTCACCACTCCCCCACCTCAACGCGTGCGAGGAACCAGATTCAATGGAACAGAGAACCGTACTGAACATCAAGCTACCAGGACAAGAACTGGTAGAGATCGACCTCAACGTACCTTGGAAAGACTACCAAGAGAACGATAGAAGCAACCACGCTGGCTTGAATACAATGACCATAGTTGATGCGCTGTGGAAGTACTGTGAAGTATTCCAGCTGGTACCTGTAGACCCACAGCAGAAGATAGCTGAACTGGAAGCCAAGGTAAAAGAACTGGAGGGCAAGCTCAAGGCTACCTCTACAGAAGAGAACAGGGAGAGTTTCCTGTGCAGGGTAACCAGTCGTGGTTCTCGTAAGCAGGCTGATATCGTTAAGAAGGATGGCTTGTTCTACTGGGTAGGTACCATCCGAGGTACGACACTCAGAATGGAGAGTACCTTCATGGATGCAGACTTCGATCCTGTCATCCGTGATGCAAGGGATTGGGTGAAGACACCTACTGTAATAAGCGGCGGTCTTGGTGTACTGGTCATGAGTGATCGTGCAAGAAACCACAGACTGGAACTCTATTGGTTTGCAGCTACTGGCTTGTTCACTGGTGTAGCCACTCACACAGAGACTGGCTTAGCCTATGTATCTCCAGTCAAGCACAAGGACTGGAAGGATGCGTGGAGAGAGAGATAGGCTGCTACATCCAAGGTAAAGGCTAGGGTGTGTATATCCTGTGGATAACTTGACTATAGATATCCACAGGTATCCATAACCCATAGCTTCGGACCAGTCATCCTGCTCACCTCGCTGCGCTCGGTGCTTGGCGACTTAACCTCAGCTATGGGTTATGGGAGCTAGGGGAAAGGGATTGGTTTGGGGGAGGGAAAGGATTTGGGTTTGGTGAAAATCAGTCACAGAAGTCTGATTGCAGTACTTCAGTCTGCGGCTCTCCAAATCCGGTTATCCCCCCCGGTACCTCTAGAGTTTTGGAATTCCCGCGCTACCTACCCCACCTTGTTTAACTCTCCTTCTACCCAATCATCTGTCTGTACTTCTAGATCAAGAGAAGCCTTCGGCTGTGCTGTGGATTGATCCTGTGTCACCACAACCATTCTCACTACTCTGGAGTACTACCATGTTCAAAGCTCTCAACCAATTCTTCGCTATGCTGGAGTCCATGTTCCGTGCTGTCACCAACCTGACCAAGGCTGCCGAGAACGTAACCGAGTGGGCTGAAGAAGAGTCTGCTCACTTCAACAACAAGGCTCGTCTGCAACGTGAACAAGCCATCGCTCTGCTCAACATCGAGAACGCCAAGGAGCTTCAGGAGAAAGGTCTCACCGAAGCTGTCGAGTCTGTCCGTAAAGAACGCTCCAAGGCTAAAGCCTAACCCTATCCACCTATCCACCTCTACTCCCTAACCCGGAGTAGAGGTTACCTTTTCAAAGCACACATAAGATCAACATCACACAACCAGAGCACACACCTCTCTCTCAGGGACAGTAGGTTGTAGGAAGGAAGGGATACTCTCTCTGGTATTCAACTCATCTCTCGTGTGTAGGAGGATAGGGGAGATAGTGGGGTCTGGCA